TATCGTCTGGTGACTGGACAGTCACAGACGGCTATTAATTTGTATTAACATTCACCAACCCGTTAGGGAGTGAAAGGAGAAAACATGAAGGATTTTGAATTTAATTTGCAAACATTTGCAGAAGGTGAAGTAGACGTACCTGCAACGGAAACTGAACCAACAGAAGTTACTGATGTAGCTGAAACAGGTGGCGACACTACACCTGCTGATTTTGATTTTGGCATTGACGAAAACGGCGATGTATTCTTTAATGGCAATCGAATGCTTTCTTTTGATGGCGATGAAGATGTAGACCCTGCTCCAGAAACGCAGGACTCTGAAGAAGGACAACCTACAGAACCTGAACCAGAAAATAAAGCACCAGAACCACAAATGTATACAGTCAAAGTTGACGGTCAAGAAATGCAAGTTCCCCTTGAGGAATTGTTAAATGGTTATCAACGTCAAGCTGATTATTCTCGTAAGACACAAGCATTGGCTGATGAACGCCGTCAGCTTCAAGAGCGTATGGCTCAATATCAACAACCACAAGCACAACCACAAGTACAAGAGCCGCAACAACCACAAGTTACACAAGCGGAATATTACAATAAATTAACAGAGTTTGCAAAAGGCGAGGTTGAAAAACATTTAGGGACTGAGTTCGATGAACTTAACCCAGTTCATATTGCGGCATTAGCAGATAGCGTAGCTACTATTAAAGCACAGATTTATGAACAACAAGCTGTCCAAAAGAATTTCACTCACGTGGTAAACCAATTCCGTCAAGACCCTAACTTCGATGAAATTGACCGTTATGCACAATATAAGTTGCAAAATATGCCTTATCAACAAGCAGTAAAAATTCAAAATGCTTTAGATAACTATGATGCTGAAACAGTAGCACAATTCATGACAGCAGCTCGTAATGAATATTACGGCATGATGAACGCACAATATAATCAGCAACAAACACCGCAACAAACGGTACCAAATATTCCACAACCAACAAATAAACCAAAACCTCCTGTATTAGAAGGTGCTGGTAGTTCTGAACGACCACCTATGTCTGCAACACAACAAGTTGACTTTAAATCTTTAGGTCGTATGACGAACGATGAGTTGGTTAAAGTATTCCAACAAACTGGCTTGACCAGATTATAATTTTGAAAGAGGTATAAAACATTGGCAGATAAAGATACAGCAGTCCGCTCTTTTGCCGTAGTTGGTAAGAAAGAAGACATTACTGATTTCGTCACAGCGATTGACCCTGACCAAACGCTTTTAACTAATAAGTTTGGTAAAACTTCCGTTAAATCTACAGAACATGCATGGTTGAATGACTCCTTACGTCCAGCTATGGAAAATGCTTACCAAGAAGCAGTTGACTTCGACTCTCAAAAAGCAAATCCACGTAAACGTGAGTCCAACTATGTGCAAAAATTCTTGCATGGTTACTCCGTAACTGATACTACTCAAGCGATTGCTAAATACGGTGTGTCCGATGAATTGGGCTACCAAATGGTAAAAGCGACTAAAGAAATTGGTCGTGACCTTGAGTATGCTATCGTTCGCAACAAAGCTAAAGTTATGGGTGACGATGCTATTGCTGGTAAAATGGGTGGTATTCCTTACTTCTTGGAAAACTTCAAAGAAGTTACAGCAACAACAGCTGGTGTATTCACATTGGCTAACCACAAATTCGTAAACGGCGACGTTGTTATGTTCCGTGCGAAAACTGGTACTCTTGATACTAAATTGAAAGCTAACACTCAATACTTCGTAAAAGTAGTTGATGCTAATACTTTCAATATCTGTGAAACAGAACAAGAAACAACTGCAACAACTCCTAATACTGTTAAACCAGCAGCAGCTATCAATGCAGGCTCTACAGAATTAACTTCTGGTAATGCTATTGATGCTAAATCTGCGGCAGGTGCAGGTGCTCTTACATTTGACCTTATCAACGATGCTATGCAAGCAGCTTGGTCCCGTGGTGGTTCCATTGACTTCGCAGTAATGTCTGGTAAGAACAAACGTGTATGCTCTGGTTTCACTCAAGGCACTACTAAAAACCGTGAACAAACTTCTAAAGAATTGGTAGAAGTTGTAGATGTATTGGAAACAGACTTCGGTCGTATCGATTTGGTTTCCCACCGTATGTACACAGATGATGTAGTGGACTTAATCGAAGCACAATACTGGAAATTGGGTTACTTAATTCCATTCCACGTTGAAGATGGCTTGCGTAAAGGTACTTACAAATCTAAATACATCACTGGTGATGCTACTTTAGAATGTACAGCTCCTATTGCAAACGCTCGCATTTACAACATCAAAAAATAATAAATGATATGGGGAGGGCTACCTCCCCTATTTTTTTTAGGAGGTACTATGAGACTAGGAACACAAGTAGAAGTAGACCCTAAGACTGGCGAATGGAAAATCAAACAAACGTATGATGAGGGTGTAGTACTCCGTGAATGTAAACGTATGCGTGACAGCATGGAGGAAGGTCGAATTCATGATGGTAAAGCCAAAAAGATTGCCATGATACCACGCCATAGATTTGCTACTGACTTTGAATTGATGCAATATCAACAATGTCAAGGTAAAGATAATGTAGAAGCAGCTAAATGGCTCAATATCTGGTTGGCTAAAAACCCTGAATTCCGTACTACCAATACAATCTACTCTGAAAATACAGGTAAAATTATTAAATCTACAGCCAAATATGGGGGTATTTAATGATTAGAGTACAGTCCATTATTGAGAGTATCTTATATAACTTGGACGAAGCGTACAATCGACAACATTCAAATAACGAATTAATTGATGCAATTAATACGGTGTTACGATATGTGAATTTGTCTTTAATCAATGTTGAAAGTTCTTATATTGCCAACAAGGTTAATATTAAACCAAGTAATGGTGTAGCTAAACTACCTAGCGACTTTGGTAAATTTGACAGTATTGAAGAAGATACAAATGATACATATGAAATCATGGGCAATAAGATTTATCTTAAAAATCCTACTACTTTAAAATACTATCGTATTATTAGTGAAGTAGAAGATGTAACAGATGAGATTGACTTGCCTGCTATTTTGTTTGATATGTTTGTCCGTTTCTCTACAATGTTATTAAGAAAAGAACCTGACAAAACTGGTGGTTCTGATGGTATGGCTAAAATGATTGCTGACGAAATTAAAAAAATGACAGCAAGCGATGCTAGTAGACCTATTGAACGACCTATGCAGTTCTATGTATAAGGAGCCGTAATGAAAGTAAAAGAAATGTTGATTTTGGCAAGACAACGACTTGGCGATATGCAAAAAACGGCATACTCTGATATTGAGTTAATCTACTGTTTGAACAACGCTATCGACCGCTTGTCTTATGAACTATACAATCAAAACGACCCAGAACTTACAAAGAAAATGACATTGAATGGTACACAGGAAACTAAACGTCCTGATGACTTCATTGCGTTTCAAGGTCAATTCCCTGTTGAATTTGAATACCGCACTGACGGTCCTATTATGAAACATCTTGACCCAGAGTTTGATGGGGAACTTGAAATTGTTTATTATGTTGCTATGCCTCACGTTAAAAGTTTGGAAGATGAAATTCCATTTAAACGTGTAATGTTTAATAAACAATTATTGCAATTCTTGTTATATGAAGCTAAACCTTCCCTTGAAAAAGAAGGGCAAAATAGCAATACTACACCAGCTGACCAAGGCTAGGAGGTAATATGACAGTAAAAGAATTAATGAATAAAGCGGCATTACGAAACCGCTTATCTGATAGTATTGAAAGTGGGTACGATGACGATGAATTGATTGCATACTTTAACGATGCAATTAACTTTATGTGGCACGTCCTAATTGACAATAACTATTACGAAGTAATCGGAGACCATACATTTACAGATGAAATTACGCCAACTCCAGATGATTGGTACAAAGCTACAAATCAAGCTCCATTACAATTAATTGAGAGTGGTAAAAAGATTAAATGTTATGGTGAACTACCATACACGGCTAGATATTATAGACGACCTAAATTCGTAAATACAGTTAATGATGAATTGCCGTGGACAAATGAAGCATTCCCTAATATTCTTGCACAATTAACAATCGTATTTGCAATGAGTAATCATGAATTCGATATGACTGTAGAACAAGATTTTGTGGAGGCTATTATTAATTATTTATAGGAGGATAAATGGACAAACAGAATAACCTACCATCTACGATAAATGGTGATGGTCGTAAATTTATCTCCTTACTTAAAGGGTACTTAAATGATATTAAGGCTTCTTTAGAAGACCAAATCAATGAAGCTACAAAGATTTGGAATGGTATTGCTGACAACCCTGATACTATATCTGAACAAGTCCGTAATATTACCATAGACGAACGCTCAGTTAATGGTAGTGTATCTCTCATTCTTAAATGGGATAGCACTCCTATTAAACAATATGCAGGCGTAAGTATAGATGTTAAAGTTGGTGATTTCCACGATACAGTAGACCAATTTGCTGACAAGCAGGTCCATCAACATTACGATACAGGCAAAACAAATATCTTTACAATACCAAACGTAGAGATTGGTAAAAAATACGAATTTGTAATTCGTGGTAGAGATATTCGTAACGCCCTTTCTGAAAAAGCTAGAGCACCTGTTACTTACTACTATGTATCTGAACAAACTCACGTTCCTGAAGCTCCATATGAAGCAACAGTAATCTTTGATAAACGTGGTGCTTATTGGTCTTGGAAGCAAAAGCCACAAAATGACTATCAATGGACAGAACTACGTTTAGATGAACATGTTGGTGAGTTACATAATAGGTTAGATTTGACTACAGATTGGCATTCTACTGCTAAACCATATACACGTGTTGGTACTGGCTATATTTATAATAAAGGTGTTGGCAATTCCTATTCCGTGCCTGCTAAAGTAAACTATAGTAAAGCTGTACCAGCTAAACCGACACAGTTTGTTGTTAAACCAGTAATTGAAGGTCTTAATATCACATTTGCTAACATACCAGAGGACTGTACAGGAGCTATTGTATATGTTAATAATGAAGAAAACTTTGTGGTGGACAACAGTCTTAATTACCTCTGTTCTACTGGCACTTACACTGTTAAGGTTTGCTACACTGATATTTTTGGTAATGGCGAAATGTCTGACCCAATAACAATTAGTACTGTTGAAGAAATACCAATTGAAATGCTTAACAAAGAAAAGTTAGGCATTAACGCTATTAATCAAGGTATTACCGATATTAATAATGCCAGAAAAGAGATTGATAAGAAGATTGGTGGACTACAAACATCACTAACTTCTATGAACGGTATCATTGATGCCAAGGTTAAAGACGCTAAAGATACAGCGGAAAGTAGATTAACTGCAACTGCGAATGCAATCAACTCTACTGTATCAAATAACTTTAATAACTTACAGACTAGCATTACGCAAGTAGCTAATAGTATTGAAGTTAAAGTTAAAGCAGGCGTTGATAAACTTACTGGTCAAGAGATTGTTTCTCGTATTAATTTAGCACCAGATACAGTTAGCATTTCTGGTAAATATATTCACATCACTGGTCAAACAGTATTTGACAATGGCGTAATCGTTGCCAAACATATTGGCGATAAAGCTGTTGTAGGTACTAAGATTGCAGATGGTGCTATTACTACTGATAAGTTAGTGGCAAATGCCATTACAGGCGACAAAATTGCAGGTAATGCAGTAACTGCTGATAAGATTAAAGCTGGCTCTATAACGGCTACACAAATTGCAACTGATGCGGTAACGACTGATAAAATCAAAGCAGGTTCTATTACTGGTGATAAAGTGGTAGCTAACGCAATTACTGGTGATAAAATTGCTGCTAATAGTATTAGTGGTGATAAAATTCAAGCAGGTGCTATTGATACTAACAAACTTAAAGCAGGTGCAGTTGATGCTGATAAAATTAAAGCAGGTTCTATCTCTGGCGATAAATTAAATGTCAATAGCTTGTCTAGTATTAGTGCTAAAATTGGTACATTAAGGACAGCTACTACTGGTGCTAGAACTGAAATCAGAGATAACTTAATTGAGGTATATGATGAAAATAACAGATTGCGTGTTAGAGTGGGGGTGTGGAATTGAGTTGGTTTAAAAAGATTAAAGAAAAAATCAAGTCTTTCTTTAAAAAGGAGGAGAAGGTGCCACAAGGTATACAAGTATTCGATGAAAATGGCAGAACTGTCGTAGATATTACAGATAGATTAACACAAATTGTTGGTGTTAAAACGCTAACAAAGATAGAAGAGTCTGGCAGTATTGACGTTCCTGCAATTAGTGGTGCAAAAGTTTGGCTTAGTATTAATCTTTATGGTTTATATGAAAATCCGTATACAATGTGGGTTGATGGCAATACTATTCATTATAAAATTCTTGAAAGTAAAAAGGGCTATGTTGATGCCTTTAAAAATGGTGGATGTATTTTAAAGATTATATATGGGGTGTGCTAAATGAAATATGTAGAAGTTACTAACGACAATAATATGCTGCAAATTAGTGACCAATATCAAAACATGGTTCTAAAAAAGGTTATAGGATTTCATTCTACACAAAAAATTGGTCCGAAAGACAGCTTTTATGAACAGGGTGGATATCCATTTGGTGCATTCTGGACACAATATCCTAACGGTAGGGCTAGTGGTGTATGGGATGCACGTGTCAAAATTACATCAGATATTAATTCTGAAAATTTATTATATGTTGTTGAAAGTAGTGTTCCTATCGAAGACTTTCAACTTAATGAAGTGTACGGCACAATAAAGAGTTGGGGACGAAACGGTTTAGTTATGAGTGACCAAGGTGGTCGTAGGCTAGAACTGCATGTGAGATTTAAAAATACTGACCATCAGTACGACGGACATAAATATATTAAAATTTATGTCTATACTGACAATATTGCTCACAAAGGTGAAAATGGGCTTGAGGTTATGAATAGTAATGGTGATGTATTATTTAATAGTAACTATAGATATCTACAAGTAAAAGATATTATCACTAAACACTATAACGAAGGTGACAAAGAGTATGCGTTCCCTGTATACCAGTACCCATCTATTAAGAAAATGGCTGTCGCTGTTTTGTTAAAAGCCGAGTCACAAGGTAACTATGCTCACTTGCAACGTATTAATATAGATGGGAATTCTATTTATGGAACATATCAAAAAAATGGCAGAGGTAATAGCTATTCATACATACCTGAACAAAGTACAATAATTTTAGTTGCCGACGTTGATAATTGTTCTGATATTCCAGTTAGCTATGATAATGTAATTTAATAATTGGAGGTTTAATGATTGAAATAATGCTGCCACCACCAAGGGATAGCATTCTTTCCTACTTGTATCACAGTGCACCAGATAACGCTGTATACGATATTATTTTCTGTATTTTAGCTGTAACAATTCTATTATTAATAGATATTCTGTTACGGTTTGTAATTGAACTTGTTGAATACAACAAAGCAGTTGGTAAAGAATGTACCGCATGGAATATGTTCAAAGCATTATTCCTTGGCTGGGGAACTGTTACTCTCTCGAATGGGAAAACAAAACGATTTTTAGTAAGTAAAGCATTCCGTAAATCTTTATTTTCTAAGGTGTCTTTTGAATATCCTATTTTCTTCACTCTAGCAGCTACAGCATGGTCATTACCTGATGTTCCTGTTATGGGATTTAGAATAGATGCATTACTCTCAATGCTATTTATGTTAGCACCGATGTTATGTGAGATTGTATCTATTATCGAAAAATTAAATGAATTAGACGCAGAAGCCTTTAAATGGTTTAAAGCGTTACGTGAATTTATCAAGGAAACCAAAGAGGTGATAAAATCTTGAAGCGTATTCTTGAAATGTTAATGTATGAGAATGGGGGTTTATCCCTCACTCGTACAATCTCTGTCTTGTTTGTATTGTTATTTATTGGTGTTACAATTTACTTAGTATTCTTTGACGCTAGATGGGACCATTACGAAACACTTGCTACTATGGCGGCAGGTGGTGGTCCTATGACACAAGTTGCTAATAAATTAATCAACTCTAAATACAATTCAGGCATTGGAACTTACGAAGAAAGGAAAGGAGCTGAGTAATGGCAAAGTTTAAATCTACTGTACCAGTATATGACATTACCGTCAATCAAGGCGACGACTATTCTTTGCAAATGATTGTAAGCGATAGCAAGAACGCACCGATTGACATTACTGGTTATACATTTGCTTGTAAAGTAAGAGCAACAGCAGAGAGCCAAGAAGTAATCGCAGAAGCAGAATGTGTAATTAGTGATGCACCTAACGGTGTATTAAATATTAATTTCTCTTCTGAAGTTACTGGTAACATTGATACCGATGGCGACTACTACGGCGAAACGAACTCTTACTATTATGATGTTCAGCAAACTAATATGAATGGGCGAAAAGAACGTATCGTTCAAGGTAAGTTTATTGTAAGTCCGGGCATTTCTTTCCACTAGGAGGTATATATGGCTGATAAAATTATTAAAATTATACAAGCCTCTACTCCTAATATTACGATTAACCATAATCGTGATGGGAAAGATGGCAAAAACGGTAAAGACTTTAAGTTTGAAGATTTCACTCCTGCACAGTTAGAGAAACTAAAAGGACCTAAAGGTGATAAGGGTGAAACTGGCGAAAGAGGTCCTGAGGGTAATGTAGGTCCTCAAGGTCCTGTTGGTCCAAAAGGTAATGACGGTCAAGCAGGTCCTAAAGGGGCAGATGGTAATATCGGTCCTATGGGTCCAGAAGGTCCAAAAGGTGATGCAGGTGAGCGTGGTCCTATTGGTCCTAAAGGCGAACAAGGTAATGTCGGTCCTGTAGGTCCTCAAGGGGAACGTGGTCCTATTGGTCCAATCGGTCCTACTGGTTTACAAGGTCCAAGAGGTGAACGAGGGGAACCTTTTAAGATTAGTTCTATTCAACCATCTGTAGCCTCTGTACATAACAACGCTTCTACATTCTCTGAATATAGCCTAGTTATGGTTCGCTCTAATGATGCTGATAACGGTAAAGTATTCGTTAAAAATGGCAATGTAATGGAATATCTCATTACTATGTCTGGTGTTAAGGGTGATAAAGGCGATATTGGTCCACAGGGTCCAATAGGTCCAACAGGACCACAAGGTCCTAGAGGTGTAGATGGTCCACAGGGTCTACAAGGTAATGTAGGTCCACAAGGACCACAAGGTAACATCGGACCTAAAGGCGAGACTGGCGAACGAGGACCAAAGGGTGATATAGGTCCAGCTGGTCCTAAAGGTGACAAAGGTGATAATGGTACACAACCAGAATTAACATTTACACTAGCTGAAAATGGTGATTTGTTTGTAGATATTGCTTATTCTAACCTTGCACCTAGTAATGCAGCGGCACCTAATGCTGTAAATACTAGCTTAACTAAAATGTATGATATTACATGGGGCATAGCACAGGCAGGGGCACCCGGTAATGGTAGGGGATATCTTGAATTTAATCCAGCTACTGGTTTTGGTAAATTACACTTAGATATGAAAGTTACTGGTAATGGTTCTGGTAATGGTGGTGTATTATGTGTACTCCCTAATAATTCCCCTGTGCCTAAACGATTACTTGAAGTATCTGTTGATGCCAATAACAATAGTATTTATGTAGAACCTAACCAACGTAATATCAAAGGTTGGGGCGTAGCAGGTGCTAACAAGCGATATATTTTAGATATTGTTGGTTTCTGGGAAGGAGGTCAGTAATGCCAAGAGTTAAATTAGGTAATATTAAAGGTCCTAAAGGCGATGTTGGCAAAAGTGCTTATCAGTCTTGGTTAGAACTTGGTAATACAGGAACAGAAGCTGACTTCATTAAAAGCCTTAAAGGCTCTGCACCGACATTATTCAAGAGTGCAGATAACATCGTTAAGGTATTGGAAATCCCTTTAGATAGTGGTGTAAACCAATGTCAAGGCTTTACATACAGTGAAGAAGCAAATGCTTTCTATATTGCTTGTGTAAATAATGATAATACCAAACAAGTATTCTATAAATACAATGCTGACTTCTCTACTTTGATGTCCAAACAAACATTTACAGACAAGAATAGATTAGGTCATTGTAATACATTATGTGCTTACAAAGGCAAAATCTACGTTGCTAATGGTGCCGTCAATCCTAACCAAGTAGCTGTTATGACTACTGATATGGCTATTGAGAGTACTGTGAACTTCCCTAACAAGGTATTTAACTTAGCCTACGATAAAACGGCGAATAAGTTTATTTCTATCTTGTATACTGGCACCACTAAACAACGTACTGTCCAGTATTACAACGAAAGTCGAGTGTTAGAAAATACTACAACTGTGCCAATTATCTCTACTAACCAAGATACTAATGGTGCGTTGTACAATGGCAAGAGCGTTGTATTCTCTGTCGGTGGCTATATCATCGAAAACTTAGATGATAGCGTTACTAATACAGAAGTCACATCTGCACTTGAGGTTGAAGATTTTGCTATTGCTAATGGTGAAGTATATTTCACAGCTAATAACAATGGTAAAGTAGAAGTATACAAACATAGTTCTAACACTAAATACTTCAATAATATTAATTACACGCCACCAAGTATTCCACCATTAGACAATAATGTGCCATTAACTGGTAAAGATACATCTGGTGTTGAATGGAGTTTAATTAAACTTTCAAGAGGTAATGGTGTTGAGGTTGGTCATAAAGACAAACCTTTAGCGTTATCTGCTAGCCGTATTACATGGTGGGACGGTTCAAACTCTCGTTCTTTATTGACAACTAAAGATTTTGATAGTGCATCTAAAACCTTATATACTAAAAAGGAAGTAGATGACAATTTTATTTCTAAGGCTAAATATGAAGCTGATTTAACGGTTCTTAAAGAAGCCGTAGATAGATTAAATCAATAGGAGGTATTATGGATATTCAAAGTGTAATCATTTCTTTTAATGAGTTGAACAACACCAAAAATGCGATTGCTAATGCAATTCGTGCTAAAGGCATTTCTTCTTCTGGTCGGTTCTCCAACTTTGCTAGTGAAATCAATTCTATTCAAGCTGGCATTGGCGGCTCCGATTATAAAAAATTAATGGACAACTTGAGCCAATATAATGTGTTTAGAAAAGGTGACGATAATAGATTATCTGCTATTGGTACAGTAAAAGAAAAACATGAAGTTGTTATAGATAATAGCGTGACAATTTATTCTTTATACAACATTGAGAATGTTAGAATTTCAGATGGTCAATATAAAAATCGTGTAAAACAAATAGCTTCCAATAAGTCTTATCGATTAACGGCTGATGGTCAAGACTGTGGAAATATTAGTTATTTCACATTGGCATTAAGTGTAACACCGCAAGAAGCTGATAACCCTAATGGTTCTGTAAATATTACATATACCACTAATGGTCAAGATTATACTGTTACTATGCCAATTAAAGATAATAAAGCTGTTAAACCAAATAATGGTACTAAGACAGTGTACTGGTTAGTTCAAGATATATTTAACCCAGACATTGATAATAAAGATTTAAGACAAATGATAAGTGTGACCGACTTTAATAATAGAGGGGCAACATTCTATGGTCGCTTTAATGGCTTCAAAACACATAAATCTCGACCAGCGATTTTCGACAAACTTAACACCGTAATGGGTTACAACATGGTTGATGCTATTTTGACATTAAATAAAAATGGCACAATCACTGAAGCTATTCCTGTTAAGCTCGCAAGAAATGTGTTCACTGAGACTATTGCGTTAGATGGAGGCGGTAATGGTGCTGTGTTAGAGTTTGATGGTAGTAACTTGGTATTCCATTATTCTGATACCGAAGGGAAATTGGGTGAGAAATTTGTTATTTCCACAACAGGTTCTACAAGTAAAACCGACGCTACTATTGTTAACAAAATTAAAGAACTTAAAAAAGACCCAAATGCATATTTAGGTATTGCTATGTATTCTGATGGCTCTCCTATTACAATCGCAGAGGCTAAAGCGGCAGGTATGTTATAATGGCTCAAAAACGTGGCAAAACTAAAAAAATTGTTACCGTTAAATTAGATGATTTAACTGGTGGCATGAACATTGCCAAGTCTCCTGAGTTTATCAAAGATAATGAAGTTGTTCGCCTAGAAAACATGGAATTCGATGTAGTAGGTAGTAAATTAAGAACACGGAGGGGTTTAAGCACCCCTCTAGCTTCTTTCAATTCTCCTGTTACTCATGTATACAATGACTACGAAATGAATGATTTCTTCGTATTCCTCAAAAATAAAGAAGTATACAGATATGAATTTGGCAAACAACCAGTATTGATTGGTAAAATTAATGGAGATGCGGAACGCCCTTCTTGTTGTAAATGGAAAGGTTCTTTACTTATTGCAAGTGGTTCTAAATTACAAGAATACAATTATCAAACACTAAAAACTATTGACGGTAGTCCTAACTGCGATATTGTATTTACACGCTCATCTCGTGTAGTAGTTGCTAAAACTGGCTCTGATTTATTAATTTACTCTGCCATCGGTGATGTAAATACTTGGAGCGAAAATAGCAATGATGCTTCTGCACGTAAAGATGTGAATGTAGGTTATGGCGATGGTGGCGATATTGTAGCTGTAGCCGAACTTGCTTCTGATGTATTAGTATTCAAAAGTAATGGCTATATTTACGATGTACAAAATGAACCTGAAGAATGGTCCATTACATTGCTTGCTAATAACTCTGATGTAGTAAGCAGACACGCTTGTGATAATATCAACTCTGATATTGTATTTGTTTCCACTCGTGGTTTAAAATCTGTAAAAAGCTCTCAAGTGTATGCCAACTTTAATGTTATGGATATTGGTGATAACATTAACCCAGAACTTAAAAACAATGTTACTAAACCGTTTATATCCGACTTGCGAAGGACAAAACAAATGGTAGTAAGTGGCTCTTGTGGGCGTGAAATGTTTGTATACCACTATTGGACTGGTGGTTATGCAAAATGGATTTTCCCTTATAATGTTACATCAATTTGTGAAAACCAATACCATGTATTACTGTCTATGAACACTGATGATACTCATGGTGCTATTTACGAATTTGATTTTAAATATACAACTGACAATGGTTATTCCATTCATCAACTTATTCAATCTAAGGAAATGCGAGACACTCATAACCTTAATGCATATAGAACGTATATTGATATACAATCCGAAGAAAACGATGGTCGTGGATATATTTATATTAATGATGTACAACTTACCCACAAATGGACCACTAAAGAATTACAAGGTGAATTTAAAACACAAATTCTTGCACCAATTCTTCGGTTTAAATTTGAAACAGATGACCCAATCATCTTTAAATATATTTCTTTTGATATAGTATTAGAACGAGAAAGCATGGTGAGTGACTCCTCAGCAGCACGTGGAAGGAGAAAATCAACAAGGAGTCGAAAGGGTAGAGACCAGAATGACTTCTTGAAAGGAGCTCATAAAAATGGCGATAGCCCTTACAGCTGATATACAAAAACATATTGATGAATATCAACACCGTGTTGGTCGTAGTTATCTTGACGATTGGGACTACCTATTCCATCCTTTAGTTTGGTTAAGAGAAGATGGTTCATTCTTAACCTTTGGTATTATCGGTGATACACTAGAGATTGATATTGGATGTGGTGTCCCAATGCTAGAGGGATGGAAACATGTACAACATATGGCTAAACAATTAGGATTAAAACGTGTAGCATCATATACTGATACTCGTAATCCTAAAGCGTATGCTAGGTTAGCTAAATGTGAATATGAAGAACGCACCAACGAAAACGGTACATATTACTACTTTACAAAGGAGGTATAAATGGGTAAGTCTAAAACAACTATCCATGAACGCCAACTAACACCAGAAGAACGCCAGTTAATTGCAATGCAAGGCAGATACTTAAACTCTATTCAACCAAGTATTGATGCACTTGTAAATTACGGCACAAACAATATTAGCAATATCGTAACACCTGATTGGCAAAAATTATACAATGACCAAACAGCAGAAATGCAACAAATTAAGAGTGAATTTACTCCTCTTAGTCAAGGCATTTTACCAGACGTATTTGCTAATGCTAAGCAAAACTACTTTAACCGTATGTATGAAAATACGATGGGTAAAAACTTAGCTAGTTTAGCTCAACGTGGTGTTGTTGATAGTTCCCGATTTAATACAACAACAAATGATATGCAGAAAAACTTTGCATCTCAAATGTCTCAAGATTATGATAATAACTTAAAAACAGCAGCTGGTTTAATGGACCAACGCATGAGATACGCATCTACACCTATTGAATACGCACAAAAAGCACATCAAGCATCCTTTGCTCCTGTACAAAATTCCTTGGCATTGGCACAAGGTCAAAACCAAGCTACAAACCAAGCATTACAAACACAAGGTCAATTAAACAACGGTAGAACATTCGCTACACAATCTTCTAGCGGTGGTTTCTTAGGTGGTGCATTATCCTTAGCTGGTTCTATTATCGCATGTTTCCCATCTTACGTAATGGTTACAATGGCTGACGGTAGCGAACAAGCTATTGGCTCTATCCAAGAAGGGGATAAAGTTAAAACACGTAATGGAGAGGCAACTGTTTCCGAAAATAGAAACATGGGTATGCAACGTATCTTCTTACTTGTTACCAATAACCATAAACTCAGAACAACAGATACAGAAGTATTAAATACACCTGATGGTCGTAAAGAATTATCTGAACTTGCCGAAGGTGACAAAGTTGAAACTGAAAATGGTTTTGAACGTATCGAATTTATCCTTGATACAGAAGATAAAGAAGAAGTATTTGAATTAGTATTAGACACTGATGACAATATGTTCTTAGCAGAAGGTATTTACGCAGAGTCGTTCTAGGAGGCATAAATGCAAGTAATCCAAGTTAAAGATAATGACTGGCAAACGCAATTAGGCAATTTAGCTGGTATTATCGGCGGTATGATGTTTAATAACCGACTTGACCGTGGTGCTCTTCGTGAAGCTAATAATCAAGCTCAAAAAGAAGAATTAGCACGACAACAAGGTTTTACATCTGGTTTAACAAATCTTCAAGGTTTATACCAAAACCCTGAATATGCAACTAATAAAAATTTACAAAATCAAGCCATGAATATTCAAGCTGATTTAGCTGGTCGTGGTTACCGAAATGCATTCGGTTTAAACGCTGACACAATCGGTGGTGCACTTACAAACAATACTGGTGCAATTGACTACATCAAGGGTTATGGTCAAGCTAATCAAGGTTTGCGAGTACATGACCAAAACTATCAAGATTTCCCTCAGTATTGGCAAGCATATGGTGGTTTAACACAAAATATTAAATAGGAGGTACTATGGCTGATTATATGGGATTATTACAGGGGTATGGTTTAACTCCTGCGGCAGCCGCTGGTATCATTGGTAATGGTATGATGGAGTCCAATATGGACCCAACTATTATCGAAGGTGGCGGACATGCAAATGAAATTCCAGTTAATGGAACACATGGCTATGGTATTTTCCAATATACAAGTGCTGATAGACAACAAGGCTTGGCAGATTTTGCCAAGTCTTTAGGCATTTCATCTGGTAGTCCAGAAGCACAATTTCAGTATATGTTAAAGGAACTTGGTCCAGAGGGTATTAATACACTTAATAGTTTTGATACCCCTGAACAAGCCGCAGTATGGTTCCACGATAACTTTGAACGTAGTGCTGATACTGATTTATATCCAAGACAAAAAGCTGCTCGTGATGCTTTCTCTCAAGCAGGTTCTCCTACGTCTATGACACGGTATCAGAACAATAACCCTCAAGCTCAAAACTTTGCATTTGATGACCCAAATGAAAAGTTAGACTGGACAAAAATCAACCAACTTATGAATTACCAAGTAGCAAGTCCTGAAGTAGAAGCCGCACGTGCTACACAAGCAGGTCGTATTGCTGGCTTACGTAATTCATCTTACTTTGGTGAAATGGGTACAGCATTAAGTAGAAACAATGCAGACCAAATGAAAGCCTTAGTAAATCAAGCGGTATCTTCTGCTAATACAGCTAACAACCAACAAAAATTAACTAACGCTGGTCAGTTAGCACAAATGATTGCTGATAGCCATAATAGTTCTAATAGTAAAATGTTAGCTAGTCTTGGGCAAGCATTAGGTGTTCGTTTAGACCCTATGGCTGATAGATACATGAACAACAACCAAATGGCTATGTTGAACATGAAACGTCAACAAGCAGTTGATGACCAAAATAGAGCATTTGCCCAAAAGAAAGAATTGGCACAAATGCAGTTCCAACAACAAAAAGAATTGCAAGAGTCCAAAATGGCACAGGCATTAGCTGTTGCTGGTATGCGTGCAGGTGCAAGAAGTGCCGCAGGTTCTAAATTACCAGATGGTTCTTATTTAGGAACAGATGGTCAACCTCATTTGACAATCGCACAACAAAATAATGTTGGTAAAATCTTAGCTTCTGGACAAGAAGAATTTACAGCAGCTTCTGATGCAGACTGGTCCAAAACATCTTATGATGGGTGGAAAGGTTCTGTAGCAAATACAACACAAAGTATTATTGATAAACTGGCTCCATATGCTAATACAGTAGAAGGACAAGATGCAATATCTAAGGTATTAGGATGGCAAAAATATGACCAAGATGCAAAAACAAAAGCATGGGGTACAGAAAAACAAACAGCTTATACAGGATAAAGGAGTTTAATATATGGCAAGATGGACAGACGGATTAGCTAATGCAAATGCTCAAGCCGCATATGAAAATAATTTAGCCCAATATGGTTCTGACTATATGGGTAAAGCCAGCTATAGTGGCATCCTTGACGAAACATTAGGCAACTTTAGTTCTGGTATTGACAGACTAGGTTCTGATATGTTAGGGTCCGTTTCATACGGACTTTCTAACATTGATGGAGATACAGCACAATGGCTCAGAGGACAAGCCGAAGATAAAGCAAAATTTTATGCTAATCTGTCTGCTTATCGTAGTACAATGGGAGATACCGCTGACTTATCATGGGGTGAACAAGTAACAAATCCTCACTATTGGTCTGCTCAAGTAGGTAATTTCTTTGGTAATACAGCTCCTCAAGTAGCCATGGCTATGCGTACAGGTGGTGCTACAGGTGCCGCATTTAATGCTGGTAAAATAGGTGGGTTATTAGGTAGAGCAGGTTTAAGCGAAGGTTTAGCTGGTGGCGTTGCAACAGGCTTAGGTAAAGTAGCCAAATATGGTACTGAAATTGCTACTGGTGCTGGTTTAGAAAACTTACAAAATGCTGGTTCTATTTATAACGACTACCGATTTGCTGGTTATGATACAGATACAGCAGGCAGTGCATTTGAACAATCTTTAAATCAAGGTTGGGCTCCTGCCGCATTAGATTATATTGCAGACCGTGCTGGTGTTTCTGGTAAAGCTGGTATGTTAGCTAGTGCATTTGCTAAAGATGGCGGTAAACTTATTGCAAAAAGTATTCTTAGTAATGCCGTGAATAGTTCTTTAGAAGGTTATACAGAAGCATGGCAACAAGCTATCGAAGGTCGTATTAAAGGTCAAGAAGGGTACGAAAATGTATCTATGTTAGACCCATCTACATGGACTGATGATATGTGGACTTCCGCTAAAGATGCATTTAACGTATCTATGTTAGTAGGTAACGCTGGTAGTGCCGCTAGACACGTAGGTAATAAAGCACTAAATAAAGCAGATGAAATGGCTGGCTTAACTGCTGATAATGATATTATCAATGACGGTTCTCAATCTCCTATTGCTGTAAATGATACACCAATGGCTGATGCTGGTATTGATATTGCATCTGATGTAAATGAAACTCCTGATTACATTAACGAAACACCACTTGGCAATGTAGAAATTGATGACATTTCTAACGCTTCCTACTCTCCTATGATGGAAGAAAGTGGTTTTGCAACTGCTGTTAATAAAGCATTAAACAATCGTCCACCTGAAGATTATGCAGAAATGATGAATAGACTTCAAGACGAACGTGCAAATATTATGGAGTTGCATGGTGATAAACCTGCTGACCAACTTTCTCCACGTATGTTTGAAGAAAACTTTGTTAATGCTGGTTTAGAACCAAAAGCCGCACGTTTAGTATCTCGTAATCTTTACAATGATATGGTTGGTACTAGCGAAACTGTAGAAGATACAAATGAAATACCACAAGAAGAAAGTCTTGCGGATAAAGCAGATAGACTTGGCGTAACATTAACTGATGCAGAACGTGCTAACTTAGAACGTGAAAATCCAGATAAAACATCTGTTCGTGAAGTAGAACGTCGTATCGCTGATACTGAAAAGAATAACGCATATAATGACCAAATTCGTGCTATAGCAGAACATCGTAAAGCGTATAATGAAGACAGATACGCTAATTCTCCTAATAAAACATTCTTTGAAAACGAATATAAAGATAACCCATATAAAGCACAAGACGCAGCTTACCGTGTACATAATGCAATGGAAGCACGTAAAAAAGATGCTAATAGTTCTGATATTAAGAAACAAGAGCAATCTAAAAATGTGCGTAACTACTTAGCTAAAGCTGGCATTAAACCTTCTAATGGTTATTCTACAGAAGAACTTAAAAATATCGCAGAATACGCTAAACATATGGATAACCAAGAGCGTACTCCTCAAAACGTGCAAAGCTATATTCAAAACCGTGATATGGCTAAACAGGTTGAGAATGTAATTAGTACTTTACCTCCTAAAGATAGCCCTGACTATTTACCAGCTAAACGACATTTAGCACAACAATTAAGTAAACACTTAGTAACAATGGGTGTTAATGGTTTTGATGTAACTGGTCCACAATTTGAGAATGTACGTAAAATCTTGTCTACGCAAGAACGACGTATGTTACAAGATAATATTGATGAAGCCAAACGTGCTAAAGAAGAAACACGTAGAGTTAATGCACAACTAGCTGAACGCAAACCACAAGATGCACAAAAGTTCGTTAATAATAAACAAGTAGCTGTGTCTGACCGTAATATAGCATACGAAGATAAGATGATGGCAGATTATCTTAACGGTGGTAATGTTACACAAGATGGCTTATTACGAGTGCAAAAATACTTATCTCATACTGGTCGTGAAACTGGTATGAAATACAAACAAACAATGGAAGCGTTGCAACACCGTGCAAGTAATGGAGATATTATTGGTGGTCGAGAAGGTAATTATAACGTATTAGTTAAAAATCCAAATAAACAATGGGAAGCACGTGAGGTAAAGGATTACACCCGAACTATTGACCATGATAATCCTACAGGTGAAAATAGAGAACCTATTGTTACTCCATACGAAGAACGTAAAGCGTTAAATCCTGCACAACCTAAAGAAAAGAAAAAGAAAGCTCCTTCTAAATCACGTACAGTAGATGTAACTACAGAAGAACAAAAAGCTAAAATGCGTGATATAGACCAATTAGCGAAATTAAAATCTACATTACAACAATTCGGTCAAATGAATGAGGAAGTTGCTAAACAGACTATTGATGCAGTACCAATGGAAACTAAGTATGGTAAAGAACAAAAACAAAAATATAAAGAATATGTTCTTCGTCAAGCCAATGAAGATACTGGCGATATTGACTTAAGTGACGATATTCAAAAACCAGAAGACGTGGTATCTAAGCATAATGACACATTTGAGAGTATTGCAAAAGATATTCAATACATGAAAGAACATCCTTTTATGTCTTTACGTGAATACAAACGTATTTATAATGGTATTATTGCAAAACGTAACCATTTAGTACGACAAGCTCCAGCGTTTGTTGATAGTTGGAATAGTATTTTTAAAGATGTTCCTAAATATAAAGTACCTAACGTAACAGCATTAATGCAAGCTATTCGTAAAGGCGAAGTTAAAATTCCTCAAACTATTTTAAGTTCTTTCATTGACAAGCCAAATCACTTCGATGAAAACCTAGAAAAATGGTTCTTAAAAGATTACAATTTAACAGAAGTCACTAACACTAGAGATTTTGACAAAACACGTAATGCTATCATTTTACAAGCAATGCAAAAGGCTTCTACACGTATCAAAACTATTGGTATGCAACAGCTTATGGAAGAATTAGACGACAAGAACGGTAACCATTTATTAGGTCGTTTTGTAAACCGTGCTATTCAAATGTACCCTGTTTACAGAAATAAAGATAAATATAGAAGTTTATCTGGTAAAGTCGCTGCTAAACGATTATTCCCAGAAGGTGCATCTGATTTTAGTAGCATGAATAGCCCTCTAGCTAAACGTGTATATGCTGATGTTAAGAAAATTGTACCAGCCGTAATGTCTGACCGAATTACTAAGAATGGCAAAATTCAAGAAGAACGCATGAAAGACGCTAAAACTAAGAACCAAATTCAATCTGCATTGCGTTTAGGTAACTATGTTAATGGCGTATTAAATGCTTCTATCCCTGACGAACAAGGTGGTACATATGATACTAATATCAAGATGGATATTAAACTTGATGATGATTTCAATGTAGAAGCACCTATCCCTAAAGATGTAGATGTTGAAACATTCAAAGAAGCGTTAGATTATTACCTATCTGATATGGGTATTCTTGTTAATGACGAAATGATGGAAGATGGCAATACAGTTAAATTTGAAGCATCTTATATACCTGAAACTGTATTTAACAACAGTGCTTATATCGCACAAGCCGCTTGGAATACATTGGGTGGTGTAGTTAGACAACACGGTCATGTAATCTTAGATAATGCAAATCTTGACGAAGCAGGTCGTAAAGCATTACACACAGAAGCTAAGCAAGCATGGAAACAAGCTGGGTTTGAACTTATTACTAACGATGATACATATACTTTAGTGCCTATTGAAGAAATTCAAAAATCTGTTAAGGCTACTACTACTGAAAAATCTAAATTTAACCATGAGCCTAGTGAAGTTGAAATGGGCATCATGCAAAAGGTTGCAGACCGTTCTAAAGGGTTAGGGAAACTTACAAATGGAGAAATGCGTAATATCCTAAAATCTATTATGCATGTAGTCAATGGTGACCAACAAGCGTATGTAACTGTATTAAATTACATTCGCACACATCCTAATTTAGAGATTTATGTAGCTGATAGATTAGTAAATAATGACCCACTAGGATTGAAATTCAATGGTGCATATATGCCATCTACTGGTCGATTATATATCACAAGTGATAATATTACACCAACAAATGACACGTTTGTACATGAATTATTACATAGTGCAACTGACTTTACTAAAACAGCTGACTTAAAAAATGTAGTAAATGATACATTAGACTTAATGAGAGAGGAGCTTGAAAAGGATGAAGGACTTGCAGGCGAAATATACAGAGCAGTTGGCAACGGTAAAATACTTGCATCTGTCAGCGAAAACGACCCACAATCTGTTAAAGATGTTATACAACGTGCCTCTAAAAATCTTAAAAGAGCATTCAGAGTTGTACGTAAAGATGGCTCTAATAAAAGTGAAGATGGAACAGTTTCACATCAAGGAAAATTTGGACGTAAAAACCTTGATGCACTCGCTGGAAAATCTACACAACGAACAAGAATTAGACAATTTATTCAAAGCCTCAACAATCCAGAAAGCGACACAAACAGCTTAAAATTAATTATGGGTCTAGCTCAGGCTAACCAGAACGCACGTGACTTTTTAGATGTACCGCAAGCTATTATTAATAGCACTATGGACACTAAAGATAAATTATTCTTAGCAGCTATGGTAGTACCAAAACTTGGTAATAATCCACAACTAGACCAAAAATACTATTCGTTTATTAATGAAATGTTCTCCTATGGTAATACAAATATTTTTAGTGAACAACAAATTAGAGAGCATTTCCAAGATGCTTTGGCAGATAGAAAACGTGTACAAAAAGTAGATACATTACACCAACGTAATCGTGCTACTACAACACCTGAAGCCCCTATCGAAAGAGCATTGGCTAAAATTAAACAAGATGCAGATTACTCTATCCGTAAGAATGATAGAATTAACCAAGCGGAACAAAAGTTACTAGCTGATATTATGGAACATGGCGGTGGTATTATTGAACGCATTAACCCATCAGAAGATGGTATATCTTTTGCATGGTTCCGTAAAATGCTACAATCTCCATCTTCTTTAGCACGTAAACTTGTTCCAGAATTAAAACCTATTATTAAAGCCGCTTATGTTGCAGCACGTACAGCACGATATAAACGTAGAGAATATATCGCAGACCTTGATAAACATTTCTTATCCTTAGACGAAAAAGCTGGCGAAGATAAGCAAATTAATAAACTCTTTGATGATATTGATAAACGTGGTCGTGAATTTACACAACCAGTTGCAGTTCGTATCAATGGAGAGTTGAAATACGCTATTATCAAACCTAACGACGAGTTTACAGAGTTTGGTTTAGGCGATGATAAACGTATGCGTAAATTCGTTAAAGCTGAACGTGAAAAGGGTAATCACGTTTATGTTGGTATGTCTAAAGATGTATACCAAGTTATCTCCAGTAAAGATAATATTGCCGCATATAAAGATAAAGCAAATGCTAATAAAGTAGCGATTGATATGTCTAAAGCGTATGCTAAGCAATTAGGTTATAGCGATAACGTATGGAATGCTTATGTTGGTGTACGTAATACACTTAATAAAATCCATAAAGATGTTAATGATAACCAAGTTGCACGTGGTAAAGAACCGTCTGCTGATTTGTGGGGTTACATTCCTCGTGAACACAAACGCTATGGTGTATATCGTATTGAAGTTAGATACAACCCAGAAACAAAAACATATGGCAAAAAATATACAGTACTAACATCTTTTGATACAGAACATCAAGCTAACAGATTTGTTGATAGCTTAACTCCTGAAAAGGGTGTAGCTTATGCAACAATTCATCGTGATAGATACCAAGCAGATGCTTCTCAATCTTATGAAGGTTACTATTCCAATCTCACAGAAGAAGAAGAAAACTTGAATAAAGTATATGAGAAAATGTCTACTGAGGATGCCGCAGCATTATTCAATAAAGTACAAGGTAATTATACAGAGATTAAGAAATTCATTGACCATTTCTTAAAAGGTAAAGATAAGTCTATGACTTATGATGATTTCCAAAACTTAATTAATAACAAAGAACGAATGAAGGAAATCGGTCTTAACCCTCGTCAATTACAACAAGAAGTAGCACAAGCTAACTTTGAAAAGTTACTTAAAAAGGATAAAGACGGCGTTCTAACACATGAAAATGTAAGTGCATACTTGTATCGTAGTTCTGGTGCTCAAATGTGGAATAAACATAATCTTAAACGTGCTGGTGTAATGGGTCACAATGAGGACCATACAGCCGCTATTTATCATTATGCTATGACACAAGCTAAGTACCAAGGTAATGCTCCATTCTTAGACTTTGCTACACGCTATTACGAAGAAGCCTTTGGCGAAAACTATGAAAAGCAATATGGTCGTAATGGCACTGGTGCTAAAAATGCACGACAAGATATTGTCCATGATTATATCCAACGTGTAATCGGTGCACCAAATAAAGTAGATAAAGTCCTTAATCGTATTGGTCGTGAGTTACCATACATTGGTAATTTCATGGTTAAATACATGGGTGATAATTGGGTTACTAAATTACTCAACCGTAATATGCAAGCAATGGCTGTATTTAAACTAGGTGTATTTAGACCTACAGCCGCTATCGCACAGTTTGGTACATTAGCTAACGTAGCCGCTTTAACAGGGTTTACTCCTGAATTACGTTACGCAATGAAAGAAGCTGGACGTGGTGGTAAAGATGGTAAATACGGCAAGTTATTTGATGACCTTGAAGTGTATGAAGAAAATGCTAACCAAGCATCTGAATTCTTTACAAATGGTTTAGACTATCGTAAATTAAAGGTTCATGGTATTAATATTGGCAAAGCATTTGATTTATCTATGAAAGGCTTCATGAAAGCCGACTCTTATACACGTAAAGTAGCCGCTATTGTAGCGTATGAAAAATACTGTAAAGACCACAATATGGACCCTATGCAACCAAATAAAAATGACCCAGAAGGTTATCGTAAAGCTATGGAATATGCAAAAGATTTTGTTGTAAAAACAAACTTTGACTATAGCGATATTGATAGCCCACGAATGTTCACTCAATTTGGGACATTAGGTAAAACATTGTTACAGTTCAAGAAGTTCGGTGTTAAAGAAGCTGAATTCTTATTCACTGCTTTTAAACGTGAAGATGGTTCTATTGACTACAAAGGTTTAGGCAGATTTATGAGCATCACAATGGGCATGGCAGGCTTTATGGGCTTACCATTCATGGGTGCTGGTGATGATATGCTTAAATGGTTGACAGGCAAAGGCTTATCTGACCGTGCTAAAGACCTTGCATATGAATGGGCTGGTAATGACCAAACTAAACAAAAAATTGCCTTACTTGCTATGATGGGTGCACCATCTATGTTCGGTGTAGACTTTAGCCGTAACGTAGGTTTTGGTGATTTAACTCCAAGTAATGGTAGTGATTTATTAGGTCCTACATTATCTACATGGGGTTCTCTTGCTGACGTAGCTAGAAATAGCCATGACTGGAGAGATGTAGTTGCTGGTGTTGGTCATTCGTTATCACCACAACTTGGTAATATCTACCAAGCGTATACAGGTAATATGCGTGACTGGAAAAATGCAGAGGATAAAGGTGTTTATACACCTGCTGAACGCATGATGAAGTTAATGGGCTTCAGACCTGCACGTGAGTCTGTAGAGAACGATTTAGCTTATAGACTTACTATGGCAAATCAAGAGTTAAAAGAAGGTAAAAAACAAGCAATCAATGATTTCTTGAGAGACCCTTCTTATGAAAATCGTAAACGCCTTAAAGACTTTGGTGTTACTGGTAAACAACTTAAAGATGCTAGAGACTTAAAACAAATGTCTGCTATTGACAAGGCTAATAAATACCTACCTAAGAAATCTTCTGTAGAAGCTGACAAGGTTAAGGAACAAGCTAATGTTTATAATACATTTGTTGACGGTATGTATGATGGATTGGAGGAAGAATAATGGCATTTTACACATTAAATGATATTGCGTATTTAGCCGCACACTGTAATGCGGATAAGGTTACTTTACATTGGAGTGGTGGGGGGTATGAAAATACCTCTCCCTACTACCACTTAAATATCCTAGGTGATGGTCGTGTATGGTCAGACTTTGATAGTTTTGATGTAGCTGGTAAACATACATGGCATCGTAATACAGGTAATATTGGTGTATCTATTCTATGCTGTGCAGATGCTAGTGTAGATACAGATGGTAACGTTACATGGGGTGCTGTACCACCAACTGATGCACAAGTTAATAAAATGGCTATGATTGTCAAAACTATTGCTGATGCTAAAGGTTGGGAAATTGATAAGGAACATTTCAAAACTCACAACGACTGGGCAATTATTGATGGATATTCTATCTATGACAATGACCCTGATATGCGTTGGGACTTAATCGGATTACCACAAGAAGATGGAGACGGAGGTGCTATTATTCGTGGAAAAGCTATCTGGTATCATTACCATCCTGAAGAATGTAAAGATTAAAATTTATATTATCCTTATAATTGCGTTATTTGCGTTCTGTGGGCTGTTTTATATATTCCATAGGCAAACACACGTGGAACAATCTGCACCCACCTTACAGCCTAAAATAATGAACGAGAAGGCTACTGTAGGAACTAAGACTACCGTAGCTTACGTTCCAAAAGAGCGAGAATTGGTTTACGTGAATAATGTACCTACATATGTAAAAGAAGATACCGATGTAGAAGCTAATATTGAAAAGCCTGCTGTTACAGTTAAAGTAAATGGCAAGAAACAAAAGTTTGATTTACAACAAAATGAAACTCAAAAGTTTGAAGATGGTAAAGTAGTATTAGACCAAAAATCTACAGTGGAGTTTGATATTAAAGTACCAGAACGTCATGAACTTGATGTATACGGTCAAGAAGAATTCCGTGCAGGTAAATTCCATAGCCAAGTTGGTATTGATAAGCACAACGGTAAATTAGTATACGGTGCTAAATATGATATTACCGACAAAGAACCTATTTATTATGTGCGTTACAATCTCGTAAAAATGTACACCAATTAAACATTTGACAAATTGATTTTTATATGTTACTATTACTATAGACATAATTATTTCCTCCTCAGCGTGGTCAGGGGTGGGCTTGACGGCTCGCCCTCGGCTGTGCTACAATCCCCACCAACCCAGCAACGGTGCGTGCTCAGCAAAGGTGTTGACAACCGAACGCTAGGGTGCTACAATGTGAGTAGTGGTGGAGCCACAGAACTTGCTCTACCGAAAGGAGAAAACTATGGCAAAAAGAAATTTTGGCGTATCAATGTGTGGTCGTATGGAATACACTCGCAGAAAGCCAAGAAAAGCGTATTGTAAAAATTGTATACATTGTTTATTGACTGAACATGGTACAGAAATGTACTGCAAAAAATATAAAAGATTTAAGTCAATAAGACAATCAAAAAAGCCATCTTGTTTAATGGCAAGATAGCACTCTATATGAGCAGAGGTGGACCTGTAATGTGTACGGGCGGACAACGGTCTTGAAAACCAATATAGAAGCCGACAGGGACTGACATATAGACTAAATATACCAGTTGGTATCATATCGAGATAGTCGTTGACACTGCAAGCCGACTTTAAAAAATAACAGGGGGCGGACTCACCATTCCTCAATAGGGGCTGTTGGGCACGCCCTTTTGTCGTGCACTTTCCTAGATTTTGTCCCGTCGTAGATGGCAGTCGAAACAAACTCGTGTGAGTGGTAGATAAAGCTACACCTAGGCTACCTTGGTATTAACCATGAAGTTTCGATAGTATACCACAAGTATACGTTGCTCCCATGTATATGGGGGCAATACCTCGGCACTAACTTGGGCAGTCATCAAGTATAGAATACAGTAGATATTCACTAAGATATATATAATACAATCAGCTACGAAGTAGCTACAAACGAAGTGCGTAGTAACAGATATACAGTAGATGCTCAACATTACTACCAATAAGTGATACAGTTACTTGGTATTCATAACTAGTGCGTTCGCAGAATATCTTCACTAGCGTTCAGATATTGATTAGTTGGTAATACATATAAGAAAAAGAAAATACGAACAAAAATATTTCTTCTTGGTATTATCTACAACTACAGCAACTAACGATGTGAGTATTTCACCTAGCGTAGCGGTTCTACAGTATCAGTATTTTAGGTATTTATAACACTACCACTTAAAGCGTAATAACATTACTACAACTTAGCATATAAAACAAAGAAGAATAACATTACTCATCGTAATATTGAATTACACTTCGTAATACGTTACACTTAATAGACCCCTTTATGGGGTCCTTTTTTATTTGACAATTTTAGTATATCATGTTATACTAAAATAAAGGAGGTAATATATGGATAGAGAAGAAAAAATTAAATTAATTGAAAGTTATCATAAAAGTTTAGGTTATCAAAGTTGGTTACCATTCTATCTTGATAATTGTAACACTGGAATTAGTTTAGATACTATTTCTGATGATGAATTACAGAAGATATTATTATTTATGGAAGATGATTACGCAGATTTATAAGGAGATATTATGAAAGGTTTTATTAATGTGTTAAAATGTGTAATATGTGCTATGATTGCTTTTATTGTATCAGATTTGGCTGTAAATAATCCAACGTATAATGCAGAATATATAGTTAAGTTATTAGTTGTATTTTCTGTATATTTAATTGTTTTTGGTATTTACTTTGAAATTGAAGGTGAATAAATATGAGTAAATATGTTATACATAAATTACCTGTCGATATTAGTGATGCTAAGCGTGAAGAATATATTCGATATATGATTGGTAATATTATTCTCAGTAATTGTGATATAGATAAATACGAGGTAACTATATGAATTTTACAGATTTACATAGTCATAGTTTCTATAGTAGGCGTGATGCATATTCATCTTTAGAAGAACGTGTAAAACGTGCTAAAGAAATAGGTTATACAGCTGTATCGTTAACTGACCATGGTACTACATCAGGTTTAACTTCTCATTATATTACATGTAATGACATGGGTATAAAACCTATCTTAGGTGTGGAAGCATATTTCTCATATGATTTAAGTATCAAAACACGTGATAGTTATCATCTCATTCTGTTAGCTAAAAATACAGAAGGATTATATAATCTAAGAAGATTATCTACGTTTGGTGCGTATCATCACTATTACAAGCCTTTGATTGATTACAATGCATTAAGAAAATACAGTGAAGGTATTATTGTAAGTACGGCTTGTGTAGCTGGTCCATTACGTAACGAGTTATTGCGTGATGAATTTATTACTACAATGACTGATATTTTTAAAGATGATTTCTATCTTGAAATACAGCCACATGATTTCCCTCTACAATGGGAATACAATAAAGTCGTTGAAGAACTAGGTAAACAATACAGTATTCCTATTATTGTTACTGGTGATAGCCATTATGCTTATCCAGAACAAATGCAAGCTCACCGTGATTTTTTATTATTAGATAGAACACTACAAGATAAACTACAACAAATGAGAAATGCTAGTACAGAAAAATTAACAGAAAAATACAGAGAAGAATACAACAATATGAGAACATACTATGGTAGTCGTGATTATCATATGTGGACTATTGATGAATTTAAAGCTGTAATTCCTAATCAAGAATATTATGATAATGTTGAAAAGATTATTGATAAATGTAATGTAGAAATACCATTTGGTAAAAACCATTATCCTGTATTCCCTGTGAAAGACCCTGCTAAATATGTTAGAGACGCTTGTGCTAATGGGTATCGTATTCATGGAATTGCTAAAAAGGACAATCAAGAAACATATGTAAATCAAATTAAACACGAATTAGATGTTTTAAATCAACTTGATTATAATAATTATTTTTGTATTATCCATGATATGTTACAATGGGCAAATCAACAAGGTATGAGAACTGGAGCAGGTCGTGGTTCTGTTTGTGGTAGTTTAGTTGCATATTTAATGGGGATAACAGAAATTGACCCAATTCAATATAACCTTGTATTTGAAAGATTTGCGAACCCTGAGCGTGTTACAAACCCAGATATAGATTGTGATTTCCAACAAAGCAGAAGACAAGAAGTTATACAATATATACAAGATAAATATGGTTATGCTTATCCAGTACGTACATTTGGTTTCTTAGGACCTAAAGCGGCAGTACAACACGCAGGTAGGGTACTTGGTCGCAAAGCATCTGATATGACTGCTATATCTAAAAATATCAATGATATTGCTGATATTAAAGATAAAGAAGTTAGAGATATGGCTAGTACATCTGTTAATCGTTTAGTTAATTATGGTACTCATGCTAGTGCGGTAGCAGTATTCCCTAGCGACCCTGCTCAATGGTGTGCTATTGAATATCAAGATGGGCAATATGTAGCGGCAGAAGATTTCCATATCTTAGAAAAACAAGGTATTCTTAAATTAGATATTCTTGGTTTGGCGACATTAGATATTATTGATGATGTGTTAAAGCGTGTAAAAGATTGCGATATACATTCTATTCCTTTACAAGATGACAAGACTGCACAATTATTGCAATCTGGTAATACTACTGGAATATTCCAAATTGAGTCTGACGTGATGACTAATATTGTTACTAATATCCATTCTAAAAGTGTATATGATTTAGTTGATACCGTAGCTATAGGAAGACCGGGTGTATTAGATGTAGGAATGGATAAAGTATTTATAGCACGTAGACAAGGCAAAGAGCCTGTTACATATTTACACCCATTACTTGAGCCAATTCTAAAAGATACAGAAGGTGTTATCTTGTATCAAGAGCAATGTATGCAAATTGTACAAGCACTGGCAGGATATACGATGGGTGAAGCCGATACTCTTAGACGTATTATTGGGCGTAAAGAATTAGATAAAATTAATACAGCTGTAGATGAATTTGTAAAACGTGCAGGTGAAAAAGGTATCAGTGAAGATGTAATTAGACCTATTGCAGAACAAATGATTGCCTGTGGTTCTTATGTATTTAATAGAGGTCATAGTGCAGCATATGGTTTAACTGCATGGCAATGTGCTTATTTAAAAGCTCATTATCCAGAAGCCTATTACGCATCTATTCTTGATATGAATTTTGGTGATAAAGAAAAGTTATCAGTATTTATTAATGATGCTAAAAAGCATGGTATTAATATTATACCACCTGATATATATGGTGATATAACTTGTACTACTGGTAAGAATGTTGTATGTTTAGGTTTAGGTGCAATAGCAGGATGTAGTAATTTAAAATCATTTACGCCTGAGCGTGGTAAAACATTCTTAGAAATTAACCAGTCAATGAATATGACACAATTAAAAGGCTTAATTTATAGTGGTGCTATTGATGATGGTGGTGATAGAAATGATTACATGCAATACATAAAATGGTTGAAAGATAAACGTAAATCTAAAGGTGAATACGTATTTGACAGTAATTATAAAGATAACCTTAGTAAAGGTGCAATGGAGTTAGCTGTATTAGGTTATACGTTCCATAGTATTTTTGATGAATACGATACAAGTATTTGCGTAGGAAATGTTAAACCAGCCATTATCTTATCTGTTACAGCACGGAAAACTAAGAAAGGTAAACCATATGCGTTCTTAACGGTGCAAACACCTACAGGCGTAGAAAAATTAGTAACCTTTGAAGTTGATTTTACTATGTTTGTCAAAGGAAATGTATACGCACTACGAATTAGGGACGGTGTGGTGGTCGATGCCTGCTCAGTGAACCGCTTGACAGCCTGAGCATGGGGTGGTAGACTGAGGTTGTCCACGAGGGGAGCAAGTCTCCCCGAATATTTATTTTATTCAAGAAAGGATAATACTATGAAAGAAAAAACAGTAGAACAAATCTTTGAAGAATTAAGAGAACCTTTCCCACCACAGGATATTCAGTGGAGAATTGGGCAAAAATCTAAAGATGGAAAGAAAGCAATGGTATTACCATATGTCACTAACCGTGCGATTATGGAACGCTTAGACCAAGTAGTAGGCGTAGGTAATTGGTACCCAGAATTTAGACCAGTAGATGCTGGTGGAGAACATGGTATGATTTGCCGATTAACTATCGTTATTAATCTTGGTGATGATTTAGGTTGGCGTACATTAACACGTGAAGATGGTGCAAGCAACACTAAGATTGAACCAATTAAAGGCGGTATTTCTGATAGTATGAAACGTGCGGCAGTACAGTTTGGTATTGGTCGTTATTTATATAATTTAAAAGAAAGTTGGGTTACACTTGGAGACTATAATCGGTTTGACCCTCCTAATTTGCCTATTTGGGCTTTACCTAAAGGCTTCGCAGGTGCACAGGTACAAAGCAACGACGTTGAGTTCTATGACTCACGAGAAACAAGCACGTCTACATCTGCTCCTATATTTACAAAAGGTAAATACGCAAATAAAGAAATTTCTGAAGTAAGCGATGTAAATTATTTACGTTGGGTAGTTGAACAATCTAATTTTGATGCTAATACTAAGAAGGCTTGTCAAGAAAGATTGGGTGAGTTGAATGGTTAAGGAATTAACTATTGACTTAGATATTCTACATAATCACAGACTATCAATGGCATTAGTACACGGCTTTATTCGTAAAGAAGCTGATGAACGTGGTTATATAATGGCTGGTAAAAAATTCATCAAACTTACTGGCGATGAAATAGCTAACGGTATTAACTTAAACAGATTTACTGTATGGCGTGCTCTTAAATCATTAGTTGAACTTGGTTATGTAGAACGTATTAAATTACAGGGTTCTGTCAACATCTCTTATGCGGTGATATAATGACAAAGAAGTTTAACATTTTTGATAGAATAACTAGGTTATATATGGAAAAATGTTCTACTGAACCTATATTTGTTAATAGGAGGTTTAATCCCTCCTATTTCAAATTAAGGGCTCATTTCTATAAGCAAGATGAAAATACTCTTGAAAAGTTATTACGTTATTTAGAAGATAAACCAAAGAAAAGCATTATGACACTTACAGAAGTATATCAAGATGCGGAACAATATAGGTTATATCGTATTAAAAAATATAACGAACAAGAAATGAAGTCAGTTAAATTAGAACGTGCTGAAAGTTATAGCTTAGATGATGTATTAAATTTATGAGGTGTATATGAATATTACAGAAACTATAATCCAACAAGTGGATATTATAGATTTCATTGGTAAATATACTAACCTGCACCAGAGTGGTCGATACTGGAAAGGTAAATGTCCTTTACATGAAAGTAATGATACGTCAGAAACATTAGTGGTATTCCCTGATACTAATTCATTCTATTGTTTTAGTTGTGAATGTGGTGGTACAGTAATCAACTTCCTTTCTGATAAAGAAAAGATTAGTTATCGTGCAGCTACAGAAATACTAGCCAAAGAATGTAATATTAGTTTAAAGGATAACAAAGAATATCAATTAGAAGCTAGTGAAGAAATGCGTTTTACTAGAGAAGCTGATATGTATCACAAAAATGTTGGTGCCATTGGTGAATATCTAGCCAAGCGTGGTTTAACTAATAGTACCATTAATGACTTTAATTTAGGGTTCCATTCTGATTGTCTAACAATTCCATTACGTAATGAACATGGTCAATATGTCAGTATGGCAATTAGACAATTCAATAAGAAGCCCAAATATAAGAATACACCTAACAGTATTCTTTATAAAAAATCAGCTTTCTTGTTTAACCTTGATTTAGCTAGAAAGAAAATTAAAGATAGACTATATGTATGTGAAGGCTATATGGATGCAATTAGTGGTCATCAAATGGGCGAGCCTACAGTAGCATATTGTGGTAGTGAATTACATAGAGACCAGATTAGAAAACTGGCAGGGTTTATTCGTAAAGAAATTACGATTGTAATTTGTCCTGATAATGATGAAGCTGGTGTAAAACATTTACCACGCACTAGAGACCATTTTCAATCAATGTTACCAAAGGCTAATATCCGTGTATTGATTATGCCTGAAGAATGTAAAGATATTAATGACCTATTATGTGCTGGCTATGAATTAGCTGATTTACCTACAGAACATATTGATATTTTTGTTATCAAACAGCTAGTTCAAAGGTATAAAACGATTGAAGAACAGTATGTGGTAGCAGAGTCGTTCCTGAAAACAATACGCTCTCCGATGATTAGAGCTGAAGCTATTCAAGCATTAGGTGAAATTTGGAAGCGTGATGTATCTGATTTAAAAGCATACTTTGATAGTGGTGTATCATCTGAACAGGATTTATTAGAAACATTACATGATGCTTCTAGTAGTCTTAACCAGTTGCGTGATATTTATAAGCGTGGTACTTATCCAACACATTTCCAATTATTAGATAACTGTATTGGTGGTGTATCAAAAGGACAAGTATTCTTAATTGGTGCGTATTCATCTAGTGGTAAATCTGATATTGCTATTGAGTATATCTTACGACAGATAGTCCAGAATAAAGCTAACGTAGTATTCTTTAGTTTAGAAATGCCACGTGGCAAGATTATGGAACGTATCGTATGTAAGATACTTAAAAAACGTATATCAGAAGTTAAGGAACTAATAATACAAGGCGACCCGTTAGTCAATCAAGTACTTGACAAAATTGGTAAAAAGTTGTATATTGTAGATGAAAATAATTTATCTATGCATGATATTGAGCGTTATATTAATACAATTAACACTCGTAATATTATGGAAGGTGGAGTTGACGTAATTGTTGTAGACTATTTTACCTATTTAAAAGGTGCAGGTGATTACGATGGTGCAAGTGAACAAGCCTTGATGATGAAAGGTATTGCAAAGCGATACAATGTGATTTTCACAATGCTATCACAACTTAATCGTAGTGGTAATACGTATGAAGAACCTACAATGAACCAGTTAAGAATGACTGGTGATTTAGAAGCATCTGCTGATTATATTCTGATGATATGGAGACCTGATAGGGCACCTAATTTGTCACTAGAGAAACAGCAAGAACTTCGTAATATTACACGATGTAAAGTAGAGAAAGCACGTGATGGTATGAGCGGTCCACCAATGTTTGAACTTAAATATAATGTTGAAACTTGTAGATTAGAAGAAGTATTGACAACTGATACATAATATGATATATTATATATAGAGGTAATGATATGCATACACATATATTTAAAAGAACTATGACAGAAGAAAATATTGTAGAACTCAAACGTGCTTTAAAAGACCCGTTAATGTTTATTGATTATCCAATTAATTTTGGTAAAGAGGTTGGTCAGTATATTACCAATGATAATGATAGCTGGTGTTCTTACATAACAAAAGTGTTTGAGTGTAATGATGGTCGTATTATTTTAGTTGAATATAGTGATGTGATTGGTCATACAGGACCGCAAGATATTAAAGTATATTTTTATAAAGAGGATAAAGATGCCATATACACTATATAAATGCCCTGATGGCGAATTAACTAATATCGATGATTGCCTTTCTAAATGTAGACTATGTGGTGAATATGACAGTAACGGAGAACTATGGGTGCCTGCTGGTAGGTGTATGAGTTTACAAACATTACGTGCTATTTCAGAGCAACGCAAATGGACAGGTAAACCATCCACTACTCAGTTATTAAAAGGTACACGTGAAGTATTCTTAGAACTCACTAAATTCTATCATATTAGTCCAAAGGACTCTGTATTCATGTTATTTGGTACAGAAGTACATGGTGGCTTAGAAAGTCATATTGGCAACGAACATGGTGAAGTTGCAGAAATACGTATCGAAGATGATTATTCAACTGGTGCATTTGATTATTACACACCTGAAAATGGTGGGACATTAGTTGATACTAAAACTTATGGTAGTTATAAAGCAGCTCACACTCTTGGATATTATATGAAAAGAGAAGAGACTGATTATATCTATAAATCTGGTGCTAAGAAAGGTCAGAAGAAAACAGTTAATGTTTTATACAAAGATGGTCCACATTTAAGATTTGACTTAGCAGTACAGCTAAATGATTATCGTATGAAAATCGAAAAGAAACTCGGTTTACCAGTAGCTAATATGTGTTGTCAAATTTTAGTACGTGATGGTAATACCCACATAGCAACTAGCCGTGGTATTACAGAACCAAGTTATTTAGTCCCGATTAATAAAATCTCAGATATTTGGGTCGAAAGATATATGAGAAAGAAAAGTCAGGACTTAATATATGCGTTAGAACATAACGTATTACCTCCTCCATGTAGACATAGAGAAACATGGGGCGGTAGAAAATGTAAAGATTATTGTAATGTATGGAATTTTTGTGAAGAAGGAAGGAAAGCACATGGAATTCAGTAAAGGTTATTTGAAAGTAGTTACAAACAAAACAGGTTATGAAGTTGATATTGATGGTATCACCCCTCAAGAATTAACAGTAATTTATTCTAATATTATTGCAAAACACTTTGGTGTAAGTGCAGAAACATTTATGGACGTAATGCTCACTCACCTAGAAAAAACTATTGATGATATTGAAAGTGAACCAGTATATGAAGACCCAAATGAAGCTGGTTATGATGCATTCACTGGTGAACCTATCGAAGACGATGATTTTGAATGTGATTGTGAGTTAGGTATTTGTTATGATACAAATGGCGATGAAGTTGCATTTGAAGATTTGCCTGATGAAGTGCAAGCGATGTTATTAGCAGTAGCTAAGGAGTTATAATGGAAACTAAAGATTTTACTAACAAACTCAATACAATTATCGACCTATTCGTAAAGAAAAGTGAACAATACTCTGACGGTAAAGATATTCTATCTGCTTTCCGTAAAGCTGGTTTAGTTCATGGTGATGGTAGTGTAAAATCTATGTTTGAAGCTATATTGGTTTATAAAGGTAAACATGATTTAGCATTAGCTGAACATGGACTTGACCTACCTGATGCTCAAGAACGATTACATGATATTATTGTTTATTGCGTATTAGGGAGTTTAATGATTGACGAAATGCGAAGTAAAGACCAATTGCAAAGTTCCAAAGGATAGTTGTTGGTATTGCGATAACTATAATTTGTATCAACCTAAAAACCCTAATATTTTATCACCTCGTCAAGAACAACAAAAACTTGAATACAAGTTAGCAAAAAAGGTTAAGAAGCAGACTACAGCAAGTAAGAGAGGTAAGGCTAACCGTCGTAACGGTAGAAAAGCAGAAAATGATTTGCTTAAATATTTACAATCTCTACATCTTACAGTACATGCGGTACCTGCTTCTGGTGCCTTTAAACTAACAAATGCTATTAAAGGCTACGGAGATAGTGAAATAGCTAAGCGTATGTCAGGTGATTTAAAATGGGATATCGGTGATAAAATATATACCATTGAAAGTAAACGTGATGTAAATACAGATGGATTATATAAGAAAGCTGAAGATGGTCCTATTCATTATACTGGGTTTGCTTATATGTTACGTCAAGATTTATTTGAAGCGTTAATCAATAAAGTGGAGTTTGGTGATGCAATTCCTAAAGAACCTAAAGGTCTTAAAAAAATTGAAAAATATTTTAATCAGGATAATAGTGATATGGTTGTAATTAGTAGACCGTATCTACCTAGATTATTTTTTATTAAAGAGGAGTTATACGATGCCATCAAAAGAGAAACAGTACTTTAATATTACACTAAATGACGATATTGTGAGCTTTGACACGAATATCAAAAACGCTGGTATTTTGATGAAAGTAATTGCATCCACAAATGCAGCTACAATTGATATTGTAAATCGTGCGACTAATCGTGATGATGCAGCTGAAATTTTAGTAAGTGAAACATTGGATGCATTAGAAGAAATGATTAAAAAAGGTGGTGAAGCTGATGAAAGTAATTAATGAAACATTTGATAAAATCCTAGATTGCCAATCCATCTTTATCTCTGCTGTGTATGATGATGAAGACAAAAACCTTGTGTTAGGTTATAATGTTAAAGGTTCTTTAGCTAATGGTCGTACAGAAGTAATTGCTAAATTTACAAGCAAAGAAGAGGCTAAATCTCTTATCCAACATTTAACTGTTGATTTGCAAGTATGTACACGACCTAGTTATTTTAAAGAAAGACCGCAGGCGTAATCATGGTGCAATACGAAGACATTAAAGAATTATCTGATGAAATTAGTGATATGTATAAAACACTACAAGATAATGATGCTGACACTGCATTTTATTTAATGAAAGAGTCATCCCTTTTGTTACCTAGCTTTGAAGAATTATCTCATGAGTTACTTAAATTATTAAGTAATTTAGAAAAGACTGCTAAAGCTACACAAGCTAAAGTAAGTAGAGAAAGTTCTAATAAGGTAACAGAGGGAGACCGTATTGCTATATCTGACCCAGTTGTATTAGATGTATGGAAGAATTACGCTGACGTGCAATACAAACAACGGTTAGTACAAACACAAATTGACTTTTTGAAACGTATTTATTTTGACTGTAAACTTGTATATGAAAATGTATGTAGACAAAATCGGTCAGTAGTTGGAGAAAAGTTGGTGGGTAGAGCATGACGAAAAGAGAATACGATTATATAAGTTCCTGTTATGAAGTACCTTTTATTCAGTTTTGTATGAAAGAAGCAACTAAACTTCATATTATTACAGGACAAAAGGTTCACTTAATGTGTGATGCTGTACAAATGCAAGCATTAGTATTAACATATGATGGGCAGGTGTTAGGCAAATATGAGTTCTAAAAATAGAGAAATTAAACTAGGCACACATATTAATACACCTGATGGTGAGATACGTATTGGTCTAGTAAAATATGACCCAAAGAAAGATGAATATTTTTATTCTGTATTTGGTAGTAAATCTAAGTGGTATCATGAAAAGGATGTAACAATATGCGAAAAACAACCGAAACTACGAAAGAAAAAATCATTAACTTCTGGAAAGAAAATAAAGAAGTCTTAGGTGAATTTATTGCTATTTTTGCCTTTGGTTTATTGTCATTACTTCTTTCTATTATTAATTTAGACCAACCACACGGCATTCAGATTATGTTGTGTATTATTTTATTTAATACATTGTGGGCTCAATTCCACGCTCAACGTGCATATTATGCTTTAAAAGAAATGAAAGAACAGGAGAAAAAGAAATAATGTTAATTGCACAAGAAGAAAATGTAGTAAGATTATTACGACAAATGAAAGACCTAGGTTTTGAAAGTTTTATTATCTTAGATGGTAATGTGAATATTTTTGGTTCTAATGTAGAAGGGCAGATTATCCATTTACCTAAAATTATCATGACTACTCTGTGTACTTTTTTATTACGACATAAGCCACCATATACAATTTCTAAAATTATTGCTGATATTGAACATGATGTTGTTGGTCCTGATAAAGGGTTTAAATGGCATGATTGTATTCATAAACCAAATAAACTTCGTTTCCGTGAAAGTAAACTTGGTGAAATGGTATTCACATTAAATGGTGTTGTACGTTGTAATAAAGGTGATAAAATTATCATTGGCGTAAATGGTGAACAATATCCATGTGATAAAGAAATCTTTAAGTTGTTATATGACGAGGTGTAATATGCAAGTAATTAAACGTGATGGAACACGGCAAGAATATTTAGGTTCTAAAATTGAAAAAGCCGTAGAGAAAGCAATGTTCGCTACGTATATGGTAATGGAACCTACTATGTTGGCAGAACCATTCCAAGTATCTTTACATGTTTGGGATGTTATCAAAGATTTGAAACGTGATGTATCTATTAGTGAATTAGAAAAAATCATCTATCGTAAATTGAATAATGATGGATATTCTGACGCCGCTATTAATTACATCGAATACAAAACAAAACGTGATATTGCACGTAGTAAACATAAACTCACTCAAGAGTTCTTAGATAAATACCCTGATTATCCAGAAGAAATGGATGAATTGGCTAAGTTTGTTTATATTCGTACATACTCTCGTTGGTTGCCAGATAAGAATAGACGTGAAACGTGGAAAGAAACTTGTGCTCGTGCTATTAATGGCAACTGTTCCTATTTACCCACAGAAGATGGTGAGCCTGAAAAACTATTCGATAATATGTTTAATTTACGTCAACGTGTTTCTGGGCGTATGTTATGGATGGGTGGCACTGAAGCATTAGAAAAAACACCATTAGCGGCGTATAACTGCTCTGGTATTGTAATGGATAGTATTCGTTCATTCCATGAATTATTCTATCTATTAATGGTTGGTACTGGTGTTGGTTGCCGTGTATTAAAAGAAGATATTGCTAAACTTCCACAATTTGATACATCTAAAAAGTTATACCACGTTAAAACACCTGTCCCACAAGGTACATTGTTAGAACATACTAAAGTATCTAATTACGGTCATAGTGTCATTATTACAGTAGGTGATAGTAAAGAGGGTTGGTGTGAAGCATTAACTGCGTATCTTAATACTATGGCTGATAATACAACTAAATCTATTTCTATTGATTATAGCTATATTAGACCTCAAGGTGCTCCTTTAAAAACATTTGGTGGTTATGCAAGTGGCTATAAATCTTTACAGGAAATGTTTGAAAAACTTAACAAGATTATTGTTAAAGAAAGCACTAATGGAAAACTTCGTCCATTAAATGTTGCTGACATGTGTAATATCGTTGGTCAAAACGTAGTAGCTGGTGGTACACGAAGAACAGCTGAACTTATCCTATTTAGTCCAGATGATGAAGAAATGCTACATGCTAAAGAGAATTTAGACCCAGAACATTATTTCCGTTATATGTCTAACAACTCTATGTATTTAGAAGAAAAGCCTAGTCGTGAGCAATTAACAAAGATTATGAAGTCTATTAAAGAGACGGCTGAACCGGGATTTATAAATGTGCAAGCGGCAAAAGAACGTAGAGCAGATTTCGCTATTGTCAACCCTTGTGCCGAAATTATGTTGCCAAATAAGGCTGTATGTAATCTTACCAATATCAACGTATCTAAATTTATTGACGAGCGTGGTAATGTAATGATACCACAGCTTAAAGAAGCATGTAGATTATCTGCTCGTGCTTGTTATCGTTTGACAGAGCCTGAATTAGAACTAGATGGTTGGAGTGAAATTCATCATAGAGACCGCTTAATTGGTTGTTCTATTACAGGTTGGCAAGATGCTGTAGCTGGCACTTTAAGTAAATCTGACCAAGAAGCATTACTAATGCTAATGAAAATGTGGGTTAACGATGCGGCTAATGAATACGCAGATGAAAATCATCGTCCTCGTCCTGTGTTGTATACTACAGTACAACCAGATGGTACAGGCGGATTAATTAGTGGTTGCTCCGCTGGTGTTCATTACAATCATGCCCCATATTATTTCAGACGTGTACGTATTTCTACTAACTCTCCGTTATATCAAGCTGTTAAGTATTTAGATGGTTGGCAAATTGATAATGAAGTTGGTCAAGATGATAATGGAAATACAAAGGTAATTACATTCCCTTGTAAATCTAAATCTACTATTACGAAATATAATGTATCAGCTATTGAACAATTAGAACAATATAAGATGATGCAAAAATTCTATGTAGACCATAACACATCTATTACTGTAACAGTTAAAGATGATGAATGGGATGATGTGGTAGATTGGTTAGATAGCAACTGGAAATATGTAGTTGGCATTTCATTCTTATCTTTAAATCAAGACTATTATCCTTTGATGCCGTATGAAGAATGTACTAAAGAACAATACTTAGAATTAAAATCTAAAATGGCTCCGTTAGACCCAGAATTAGTCAATAAATATGAATTTGAACTACAAACCGTAGGTAAAGATTTTGAAATTGATGAAAGTGGTGAATGCGAGGACGGTCATTGTCCAGTGCGGTAGCCTTGCTCAGCGAGGGGTTGACAGCCGACCCCTCCTTGTGCTACACTAGAAGCATAGGAGGTAGCTATGAAACATTTATTTAGAGCAAAAGATACTCATGGAAAATTAGTATATGGTGATGTTGTATATGGTACCCCATATGACACATATGATGAAAGATTAGAGGAAGATTACGCTCATCTATTCATCACAGATTTACGTTATTATGAACGATGGGAAGTTGTATTCGATGAAGATGGATATGCTGATGATGAGTATTATCCTGATTGGGATATAGACATGGTTGATATTGATTGGAATACACTAGAATTTAATTTGAACGGAAAGTGGATAAAATATGAGGTAAAACATGAAAGTAGCATTGATTAATCATACACCATTAGCTATACCTGTTCATGCTATGGGACAGTGTTATGGCGTGAACACAACAGAACAATCTTTGGTTCGTGCAGTAAGCTCTGGTCATTTATCGTTATTAGAACATGCATATGCATCTTTTGATATTGAAATGTCTCAAAAATGTTTAGCACAAATCACACGTCATAGACAGTTATCATTCACTGTCAAATCTACACGTGGTACAGATTTTAGCAATAGTGGGTATTTTAATTCTCAACTGCATGATTGGTCTGGAATTGTAAATGCAACATTAATTGCCAATGGCATGAATAAAATTATTGAAGAACAAATTAAAAAATATAAAGAACTCATTGAAGATGGTGTTCCTTATCAAATCGCTAGTTATGTATTACCATTAGCGACAAATGTAACAATGACTGTTAGTGGTAATCTTAGAGCGTGGTTGGAATATTTACCAAAGCGTTTGTGTAAGCGTGCTTCTCCTGAGCATCAAGCTATTGCACGTAGTATTTATATACAATTAAATGAAATTTATCCTAATATTATTAATTTAAGCAATATGGGCATGTGTGAAGGTTGTAAGGAAACTTCTTGTGATTTTACATCTCATAAAAAACAACCTAAAACACCTGTTAGAAAGGAATTAGCATGAATACATTAATTATTATGATTGTAAGTATTTTAACATTACTCACCGTAGTATGTGCTATTTTAACTAAAGTATTATCTGTTGTTACAGTGATTGGTGCAGTATGTTGGTTATTAGGTTTGTTTGGTATAACTGGCACTACTGTAATTTGGCTGTTTGTAGGCACAGTTGTTAGCGGATTATGCATCTTAATTTTACCTATTCTTATTGCGATAATTGCAGAATTAGGAGGTAATAATGGAGCCGATTATTAGCCCTTGGATGATATATTTTATTGGCATTGCAGATAGTATTAGGCAAACGTCAAATATGTTGGCGTTTATTTCGTCTTTGTGTTGTATAGTTAGCCTTGGTTTTTATACATTCCATGTTGTTAATATGCCATATATTATAGATGATAAAGAACGAGAAGCATATACTAAGCTCGTTAAAGCTAGTAAATTAGCATCGAAATTCCTTGGTATTTTATTTGTAACAACTCTGTTGTTATCAGTATTTGTTCCAAGTAAACAGGTGTTAATTAGTATGGCTGTAGCTAATATTGTAACGCCTGAGAATATTCAAGGTGCAAATGATTTCGTAAAAACTAATGTACAAGATTATATTAATATGATTGTCGATGGTATCAATAAGGTGAAATAATGAAATCTCCATTTAGAGCAAAGAAAAATAACGAATGGGTATATGGCACAGTACATGTAGACCAACAAGGTGTTGCTCATTTCTTATCACCATCCGCTATACGTAATCTTGGTGATTACGAAAAAGGTGAATTGCCAGAAATGATTTTTAAAGTAGAATATATGGCAGTTGAATGGGGTACACTTGAAATTAATATAGGTACTAAATATATACCATATGATATTGGTAATCCTAAGAATAGGATTGGGGGTGGCTTATTTGAGTTCTTACCTTTCAGAATATTTTGATATAATCAATCAAATCAATCAGCACTATCGTAATAACAAACCAGTAGATAATTTGGATTACCTATTCCACAAAGCTGAGTTTCTACGTGCCGCATCAGAAGATATACGTACTACCATGTATACAACGTATCATAGTATAGATGTTATGGATGATGATTACGCTATGGAAGGGATGCGACATGGCAGATTATCACGTGATGGAACACAAGTTGTTTTATGTTACGAAGATGACGGTGTTATTAATATTGTATATGAATGCCAAATACCACAATCAATTATAGATTTGACATTCGCTGATAGGCATGGTAAAATACAATCAGAAGTTACAGTTATAGCTTTTATCCAGCGTGTTAATACATTGTTAGCTCGTGATACAGAATATCAGAAGAATAGAAAGGGGTATCTAAATGAGCAATACGGAAAAGAGTGTGTACACTATGATACAACAGAAACCGATGAAGTACAATGTGGCTGTATTCACTAACATGATTGAAACAAAGAAAGAAATATATTTAAGTAAACGTGATTATTATGCAGAAGAAGACGATTTCCTAAACATGAGGTATTACGAAGCCAAAGCAGATGCTTGTAGGGAATTACTGCGTACTATTTCCGAAACTTTTTAGAGAGGATGATTTTATTAAACAGGTAAGATTATTTATTATTACAACAATCTTGGCAATGTTGCCACTTATTACATTCGCATATCCAGTTAATGTAGAGCTTACAGCTTATACACATACTGGTTCTGTAATGGCTAACGGTGAATATCCCTATGTAGGAGCCGTTGCATCTAATGACTATCCACTTGGCACTACGGTGTATATTGATGGTAATCCATATACGGTAGCGGATAGAATGGCAGATGGTGTATATGGGGTTATTGATATTTTTGTAGATAGCTACGATGAAGCTGTCAATTTTGGTAGACGATATACCACAGTTTATATTAACTAAGGAGTAAAACATGAACAAAGTAATTCTCGAAGGCGTTATGGCTCGTAATCCTCAAACCAAAGAAGTTGGTTCTGGTAAAGTATGTAACTTTACTGTTAAATGTGTTGACGAAGTAGAAGTAAAAGGTGAAACTAAACAATTTACATCTTTTGTAAACTGCGTAGCGTGGAATGAATTTGCAGACCAATACGTAAATGCAGTCGAAGGTGAACCAGTTAATGCAGAAGGTCGCTTGCAAACTCGCTCTTATGAAAAAGATGGTCAAAAGCATTACGTTACTGAAGTCAACATTAATAAATAGGAGGTTGTATGTTGCGAGGTTTTGAACGTGTATCTTATATTAAAGATGGTGTAATACCAACACGTAAAACAGCCAGTTCAGCAGGATATGACATTTCCGTAGTACATGGAGGGGTCATCCCTCCTTATACTACTAAAGTGTTTGATACTGGTATTAAAGCGTTTATGAGACCAGATGAAGTGCTCATGATTTACATCCGCTCTTCTATTGGCATTAAACGTGGTTTAATGTTATCGAATTCTACTGGTATTATTGATGCGGATTATTATAACAACGATGACAATGAAGGTCATATTATGATTGCATTATACAATAATACTGATGAAGAGGTAACCATTCAAGACGGCGAACGTGTTGCACAAGGTGTATTTTTACGTTATTATACATCTGGTGAACAAATTGAAACAGAGCGAAAAGGTGGTATTGGTTCAACAAATGGCTAAAGATTACGACCAATGGTATATTGATATTGTAAATGCAGCCGAAACGCCTGAGCGAGGAATAATTACTGTCCGTAAATTAATGGAAAAACGTGAAGAATGGGAAAACGCAACCTCATATCGTAATGATAAAAAATGGTTTTATAAAACAGGACAACATAACAAAAATAAAGAAAAAGCAGAAATTGCTGACCCTAGTAAATATTTTGATAAACTTTCACGCACAGCTTCTATTAATAAGATTATGAAAGCGGTCAATTCATACGCTATGATGTGTAAACCAAAAGCATGGAAGGCTTTTTGTAAGAAGGTTTTAGCCGGTGAATACTATGTAAGGCAAAGTGGTTACTCTAAAAAGAAAACCAAATCGATTGATAATGGGCTACAATACTTGTTGCCAGAATTACGCAATTTTATCTTGCTTTATATAGAACAAGACCCTACGATTGATGATGATGTGAAGGAGTATATTAAGCGTGTTAGCAAGAAAAATAAAAAGTCTAAACGATAGTTATGAAAAACATATTATGCAAGTACGTGTAGATGCAGAAAAGGGTGCGTTAGCCGTATTATCTGACGTACATGAGGGCTTAAATAATAGAAAACAATTACAAGAAGCAGTTAATATGCTTGTTGAATTAGGTCCGAACTGTAAAGTGATTTTAGGTGGCGATAGTACTAATACTACTACAAAGAATTCTAAAGGTAATGTATTAGAAGAATGGTGTAGCGGTGATAAGCAAGTTTATAATCTTGTAGATGATATTAGACCTCTATATGAAACAGGTCAGCTTATCGGTATTGTCGCAGGTAATCATGGTGCACGTGCGTATAATGAAGCCTTTATTAATGTTGAAATGATGATTGCAAGTTTATTGGGCGACCGAAACTTGTATAAAGGTGAATTTGGTATTGTATACTTTAATGTAAATAAAAACTGTTACGTTCATCACATCTTACATAAACACAAAAAGGCTAAAAATCATTATGATTATTTTAATGCTGATGTAACATGGTATGAACATTTCCATGAACCGTATGCGGTTCCTAAATTAGTAATTGAACATAATAAGTATGTTAAGAAGCCAGTAGCCAAAGAGATTTGGGAATTACATCAAGGTTCGTTCCAAGTATATCCTGATTACTGTAAAGCAAGTGGTATTCGCCCTACTGTTGGTGGCTTCTATATTGCTGAAATGAATGGTATTGAACACCAACGCCAAGTTATCCCTTATTTAGACCATCAACTACAATCTTTAATTGAAAGGGGTTATTCTTTATGAGTTTGTTAAATACAGCTTTTATCAATGTTGGTTTTAAGACTTATATCCCCCTTGACAGTATCGACTATATTTTGGATAGTAGGGAACAACGATATAAACGTTTAATAATTGCAATGAAAAAAGAAGGAATGATAAAACTAGATGCTACTAAACGAAGAAAATGTCGCAGTCTTATTGTTACCAAAGATAAGATGGGTATTTTATCTGCGTTCCCTCCAGAATATCTATTAGGTTTAAATGTAGATGATGAAATACAAAATAAACTATTAGAACAAGATAAAGTCGAAAAAGCTAAAGGTCGTATTCGTTATTATAAATGGGGGTATGAACATGGATATAAAACAGAGGAAGAATATCGAAGAGCGTGTGAAGAAGCCAAGACCCTCGGAATACAAGAAGAAACCGAAGCCTAGTGCTCAACAAGAATTATACGCTCGTGTAAAAGCTGAGACTGGTAATACAGCATTAGCTAAAGCAGAGGCAGGATATTCACCTAACTATCCTACAAAACTACTAGAACATACTGAGACAATGGAAATTGCCTTAGAAAAACAAAAACAAATAGTCCAAGATAAATTCATGAAACGTGCAGAAGAAATGGCAGACCAAATGTATCATTTAGCACTCAATGCTCGTTCAGACCAAGTGAAATTCCAAGCTACTAAAGACCTATTAGATAGAGCTGGTTTTGCTCCTGAGCAGAAAACGATTAATGAAACACGTTTTACTACCATTGAGTCTCGTGTTACACAAGATATGCTTGCACGATTTAATCGTATTAAAGAAATTGAAGATTAAAAATGGACATAAAAAAAGCCCCAATTAAGGGGCTTATTTTTTTATCTATCTAACATACGTTCGATAATTTCATCGTCATTAATCAACGATTTCAGCTGTTCTTTAGCTAATTCGTATAGACCAATTTCTGTCATGCCACGAACAACATCAAGCACTTCATCAGCTGGTAATCCTTCTTTAGCACATCGACGAACAATTTCTTTATGTACTTCAACACCAAGTAAAGCCAATTCATAGATTGTAGTATCTTTCGTAACAGAAGATTGTACACCATGGTTATCGTATTGGAATGTAGCACGAGCGTGAGTATCTTTCACATTAATAGCTTGTAGTTTTTCTTTTAAATTTGTTTCCATGTTATTATCCTTTCTCAAAAATATACTATAAATAATATAAACCTGTTATTTGATAATCACCGCCTTTCATTAAATACTATTAATTTCATTATAGACAATTGGGTCTTTACCATAGGTGTTATCCCAATCAGATATTTTCCGATTGATTTCTATAAATCTATCATGATACCATGCATCTCTATCAAATTTGACTCTAGTGAGTGTATCGGCATGGTGAATATCGCTTGCTAAATCAGCTTCAATTTCACAAGCAGTATATTCTTCAATATCATCGTACATACTTACTAAGGCATCCCTACAATCTTTTACTAAAGTATAAGGCACGCTTATATTAAATTTACTTTCAATTTCTGATAGTATATATTCTACACCATAATACAATTGTTTATTGGTAAATTCGACATCATTAATATATCCTTGAAACTGATGTACAATTTTACTTTTCATATCGTTTCATTTTGCATGCATTACTGCACACCCTCCCATATTTACGTTCCTTAATCGGTGGTAATTTAACACCACATACTGCACAATGAGTAGCTGCTTTTGCACCAGCCTTTAATTTTTGCCCATCGTTAGCATGTTCTTCATCGTATTTTGCCCATTTAATATCAAACTTTTGTTGCCAAGTTAATTCATCTTTAGATGGTTTAAAAGTTCTTTTTGTCTCTGGATTTTGACAATCATTACATAATGTTTGATTGCCATGTACTTCAAATAATGTATTACAACAATGACATTTCCGTTGCATTTAATCCCTCCCATCAATATATATTACACAATATGTTGTGCATCCATTCGAACGTGCTTTATACATTCATTGATATAAAAACCAACTACTGTCTCGACATACTCTGCTTGTATAGTTTTTATTAAAGGTTGCTTTTACCATATTAGGATTTAATTTCCTATATGATTTAAAATGATTAGTTATTTTTATCATATTTAACTCCAAAGTCCAACTTTAAATGTAGATACAGAGGAACATGTACTTGTGTACATACCTTTATATAATATATCTGCGTCATCTCTCCAAGTTATCTGTTCATTTATATTATATAATCTCATTAGCTTAGGAATACAAGGATAAGGTTTTGTTACAGATATAAATCTATTCGATACTCTAATCATTATATCACCTCCAACGATTACATATATATACTTTATAAATATTACTAACACTATATGCAGCTAAGTACATATCTTTCATGCTATATCTATACGGGTCTTGAAACATTGTTGGCAATGCGATACATTTTCTGTATTTCTTGCCCGCAATCTTTATTTTATATGTATTGTATTTATTTATCACAACACTCACCTCTGAATAAGTTGCAACCTAAAAGGTCTAATTACATCAGAAGCATATACTTCACCATATATATAACAAAAAATTCTTAAAGGTTTATGATAGCCTTGTATATATTTTTTATCATGTAAACATTCATTATTACGTCTAATATTTTGCCTTTTACGTAAATCTGTAAATGCTATTGATTTACTCATATCAATCATAATGTAATCCTCACTATTGCATATCTATCTATACATGCGTAACTGTATTCAAATACATGTTGCATATCTGTTTTATAAATTGCAGGCGATACAATGGTCTTTCTATATAATCCACTCGCTTTCGTTTTTAAACGTGGAGACATAATAAACTGTCTCCTTAATGATGTATCAGCCTTTAACATATTTAGCTCCTATTACCATTCCTTGACCACCTTTACCATGATTATAATTATGAACCAGCAAAGTTTCAATAGCAATAAATGAAAAACTATTTCTATATACTTCGTCAGCAACATATCTATAATATGATAAACAGTTGGGATAGTTCATAATTTTAAATTTTACTCCATCATTCTTTATAAACATGCGATACCCCCACTGCACAATAATCACGTTGTACTATATATGCCTGTTTAATAATAAAAAATACTTCATCCCTTGCTGTATAATCATATAAAGCGTTATTGTCTACTTTTCCGCATAAATGATGTATTGTTTTGCCCCAAGTAGTTTCTATTAAATACATTTTGTCATTTGTTTTTAACATAATACCACCTTATACGGATTAATTTTAACAGCAAATCCAGTAGCTGAAAATTTTGCTTTAAATACTATCGCTATATCTCTTTCACGTTGAGCGTATGGGATTGATAGATATGCTTCAGATATGCTATTAAACGCAGGTATATATGTTGGAATAGTCATCACGACCGTTTTGTTTGTATCTATCATTATTAACCTCTCTTTACTTTATAACAACAATATTGTCTTGGCTCATACATAATACCAAAGAAGGAATTGTGCATATATAATAAACTCTTTTTGTAGCGTGTAGGAAGTGCTATTATTAACAACTCTTGATAATTATTAAACATTCTTGTTCTGTATAACCAGAGAATATCATCCTCTTTAATCATATTATTCCTCCAATTCTATATGAAATATACCACCCATATCGGTAGTATAATTATTTGTTAATTCCTGTTTGACAAATGTATTGTCCGCACACTTATCTTCTATATCAAAAAAAGTAGCACCATGTGCATGTAATTTTAATAATGCACTATTCCAAGGGACAAATACAACGGATATTAATGTATTAGATTGTATCATTTTTCACCTTTGTGTATCTAAATACACGAACGCATTCACGTCGATAATCAAATTTGAATTCATTATCAATTTCACAATCCCAGTTTCTTCTTAAACTGGTCTCTGCCTTGTCTCTAAGACGTTCGTGAATAGTATTAGCTGGTCCCATCATTGTATTTACATATATCCGTTTATCTATCATGTCTATACACCCGTGTTCCCCTTCTTTTATAATTAATTGTCAATAAATTAAAAACATGTCTTTCAGTATGTGTCGTTAAAATAAAACTTACATTCTCCAACTTATATATTTCTTTTTTATATACAGTAGTTTTTACTGGTATTTCAATATTTTCTAACATATCACTCACCGCCTTACATATTTGTAAATATGATTTTCATTGATACCGTAATTACGTTTGAACCAATAAAATAAGCTATATCCTTGAACATGGCAGTCGGTAAATGTAAATAGCTCATTATAAAATATATTGTTGACGTAGCCTGTATGACAAACTATTACTCTACCATTTCGTATCATATTTAAAACCTCTCCTTCCCCTTACATCGTATTCAGATTGAAATAAGAAACATAAACTCTCACATACATTATATTCAGTATATCTATCAACCCAATGTAATGCCTCAAGTTGATTTCTATTTGCTGTATATGTAACTGCAATTTCAATATCTTTTATCATAATTTCACCTCATCACTCTTTTTTATAGGGGAGCCGAAGCTCCCCACTGGATTATTGGGAAACTTCAGCAGAATTTACTTCTTCAGAAACTGTTTCTTCAACAGGAGCTTCAGGAGTTGTTTCTTCTGTAGGTTCTACTGGTGCTTGAACCATAACTACTGGAGTTGGGTTAGTCATTTTGTAATGTTCGTAGAACTCAGTACCCATTTCACGGTCAATTCGTTTCAATTCTTGAATTAACAAGTAAGCTGTTTCAGCACCACGTTCGATGTATTTCTTAGTGCGTGCTTTAATTGCCATAGAAACGATTTGTTGTAAATCACGTACTTTGACAGTACCAGATTTAGAAACAAATACGAATTTCTTAGCAGTTTCTTCATTCAAAGTAATTACTGGAACTTTAATAGCATCTACTGCATCTTTACCCACGTTAGAAACAGAGAATTCTTCGATAGCACGAGCTACACCAGATGGAGTTGCAGCATATACTTTAGTTTGTTTCAAAGAGTTGGAAATGAAACGTAATTGTTCTTTATCAGATAAAGCGGAAACATAATTTACGATAGTCAAGTTCATTTGTTCAACAGTTGTAGCCATAATTTTATACCTCTTTCATAGTATGATTAATAATTGTTTTCTTAATATTTTGAGTTCGCAATCTGTATTCATCAATGCTATCTTTAGCATAAAGATATACAATATCGCAAGGTTGTGTTTGACCAATACGATGTATACGGTCTTCAGCTTGACCCATAAGAGATGGAGACCACGGATATTCAATGAATATTGCCGTGTGTGCTTTGGTTAGGGTAATACCAACAGCACTTGCCTGTAAACTACAGACAATCAAGTTTGTGTGATTAGCATTCGAGCCAGAGTGCATCTGGAAATTATCAATATTCTGTTGTCTATTTGTTTTTGATTGACCACCGACGATGTATTTTGCATCAGGAAATTCCTTTCTTAATTTTTCTACAATATTTCGATGGTGTGCGAATACCACAAGGGACTCACCTCTTTCTAATACTTTACGAATATATTCAATACAATAAGGAAGTTTTTGTTGTAATACTTCTCTATCGTATTTTTCAATCTCCTCAAACGAAGTTGGTTCTGGTTGAGATATTGTACAACATGGAACCATGTGGACAGTTTTAGGAGGAAGATTTTTCTGCACATCTTTTTTGATACGTCTTATCCATACTTTCTTCATCGCTTCATTGAGCTTTGATAGATTAGAATGACCATCATGTGATGTGCCCCAAGGCGATATATAACTTCCACAGAAATCCTGTAGGAACTTATCTTTACCGCCAAATTTATATGTCAACCCTGCTATCTCTAATTGACAAAGCAACTCTTTAGGTCTATTCAATACTGGTGTACCAGTAATCATGATACGATATCGAACACCTTCAACCAATTTCATCGCTGCTTTAGTACGTTTAGAAGTGGGAGTTTTTAATACATGACATTCATCAAATATTACTTGTTGTATATTAAGGCGTTTGAGTGAAGCTAGAATTTGGTCCAAACGCTCATAATTTGTAACGATAACTTTAGAGCTCAAATCGTCAACATTAATATCGATGCCAGCCCATGTTTTTAACTCTCTTTTCCAGTTCTCTTTTAGAGGAGCAGGGCAAACAACAATAGTTGGGAACTTGTTACGTTCCTTAATTACAGTACAGACTTGGGCGGTTTTACCTAGTCCCATATCATCACAGAGGAAAATGGATGATTGACTAAGCATCTTATTAACCCCCTGTCTTTGATATGGGAATAATTTCATATACTACGCTTCCAATCTAACAGTACCAGTGGTATCATCGTACACACCTTTAACTGTTCCTACTACAGAATAAAGAATATCATCAAGAGAGCCACTTAGATGGTCGAAGTTTGTTACGAAGAATACGCAAGATTTATCTTTTGTATTTTCAGTCAAGTCCCATACAGAACCATTTTCACCTTCAATGAATTCCATCATTTTGTTCATCTTTTCTTGGTTCATTGGTGTTTTACCACCATTGGCAACACATTTAATCATTGTGTATGTAGTTTTTACTTTTTCTTCTGCTTTTGGTGTTTTATAACCAGATACATAACTGCAATATTTTAAACCATAGCGAGTAAAGTATGGTGATTGTACCCAACCATCTAATACTACATAATGACGACCAAGTTCTTTATAATGTTCAACTACTGAAACACCATAGCCCTCAGCCAGTTTAGTGAAATTTGCTAACCAATCTTTTTCTCCAACAGGGGGAACTACTGTGTATTCATAATAGTGAGTATAAGAAGCATAGCCACCACAACTACCGTAGTAAGAGTAAGTGTTTTTGCGTTCTTCATAGGAAGCGTTAGAGTATTGAATACCAGTTTCGGAAGATGTATTCCAATTACCAAGGATAATAGCACCTTTCTTGCCCAAGATAGCGTATTTATTGGTGCCCATAGCCTTTTTGATAAGGTATTGAGTACTTTCTTTATATAATTTATCTCTCAATGGGTATAATACTTGTGCACCAAAGTACATTGTATCACTGTAAGGTGAAAGCATGCCTTCTTTAGGAGTAAAATCACTCATTACCCCATTGTGAGAGAAGCCAACATCAGTGAATACATCAGTTTCACGCATTTTATCAAGGTTATCACTTAATACAAAAGGATGGCAACATTCTGGAGAAATTTTACCAGACGTAGCAATTCGGAAGTGGAATACCCTATCCTTGTCGGTAGGTAAATCCTTGACAGCGTTCCAAAAACTTTCAAAGTCCATAAATCCTTTACGGATGTGTACCTTACCTTTAGCATCGTCAAAAATCATAAACCCTGCTCCGTCTTTATTGTTAGCAAAGCAATTTCTAAATTCTTTTTCTGATAACTGCAACCCTTTAGCAGCATAAGCGATAACACACATTATTTAGCCTCCTTCAATAAGCCCATTTCTTTCATTAGAGCTCTTAACTCTGTATATTTTTTGTTTTTTGCCACTCTGGCAATATTAGACCAGCCAATATATTTTACAGAATTCATATTAGCAAGGTCTGTGATTACATCTACAAACTGGATATAAGCATGAATACGATTTACATCTTGTGTAGAGCGGAACATACGGAATTCAATCGTATGGTTTGGTCGTAAGTTTACAGCACGGTATTTTTGACCACTTTCTTGAGCTACTTCATAAATACGAGTTAATTCTTTCACAGTATAACCGTATTTAGCACACCAGTTACTATCTTCATCTGTACGACCAGAGAATTGCATCAATGTTTTAAAGTTATTTTCAGCAAAACGAACTACCTTAGCAATAGCTTCATTTGTTTTGAAGAAATCACGATTAACATGAATGTGTAAACCAGAGTTAGCTCCAGATTGTCCATTCAAACTTTGAACTCGACTGAAGAATGCACCGTAATCAATATTTTGCATATGGAACTTAGGTGTACATGGATGTGTTACAAATTCCATACCATTATGCAAAGAACCATCGTGTTTAGCATACACGATTTTATTCAAATCAGCGATGATGTGATTAGCACGCTCATCGCTCTCACCACATCTATGGAACTCCATTTCTAAACCTAGGAATTTCTTGCCTTCACCATTGAATACTGGTTTCGGTTTAAAGTTCCAAGCATGTAGACCAGTCAAAGGAGCCGCAGATTGAGAACTGTAATACTTACCGTTAGAAGCACGGTAGAACGCATTGCGTTTAGCCTTACTAAACTTCTGACCCAAGTCTTCAACATAAATGAAATCATCTTCTGTTTTACCATATGTACCATTATAGCACAATAATTGGTCAACAATAGAAGGATGGAAGTATACTTTATTATCATTCATAAAGCCTTCTAGCATTTCATATTTAGCACCGACGATACCAGAAATTGGACATGTAACAATGTAGTTGTCCACTAGAACAGGATGGATGCCAGATTTTTTAACTACGTCTCTTTCATCTGCAATATAGAAAGGGATGCCAGACACTTTACAGATTGCAAAGTCAGGGAAATCAACTAATTTATCTAGTTCGTCGAAGCCCAAGTAAAGGTTTTCATAGTTTTTACCAAGGATAAGGTGGAAGTTTTGTGGGTTGTACCAATTCCCACTAACGAAAGATTGCATGATAAATTCTGGCTTATCAGCAATATTTATCCAAATATTACCATTCTTGGTATGAACTTCAATAGCATCATCTTGTAGTTCTTTACCAGTAATAGCACATCGTTCATCTACTTTGCCTAATATAAGAGTGTCGTTATCAATTGTGAAGATTTTACTGTCGATAGCGGCACAGTAATAATATACCACGTCGCCACGAGTTAATACAGTAAGGATATTACCAAAACGGTCTTTTAATACTTGACCTAGTTTATATTTGCATTTTTTATGTGTTTCATTAGAACAGCCATAATTGATAACTGTACGACCAGTTTTTAGGTCAACTACCAATGGGCTTTGGTCAGGTGTAATATATTCACCACTGTAAGTGTCTTCATATTCGCCTTCTAAGAAGAAAGAGCGTTCACCATTGCGTACACATAATACACCGTATATATCTTCGTGATTATAACCATCACCAATAACAGTCCATACAGCGTTATTAGCACGGACCTTAACACCTAATGTAAGCATTATAACCACTCTCCTTCTAACATTCTATCAATATCAATAATATTAGACGGTTTACGTCTAAATTCTTTTTCAGAGTAGAATGGGTTAGAGTACACTTCGATTGTACCATTTACCCCTTCTTCTATACGACCAACTTGTGTTAAGCAATCACTTAAAGAGCTTGTTTTCATTGCATAGAACACTTTAAAATATCTTGTTACTGTTCTTTTAGGCATTAAAAATACCACCTTTCTTTTGCATTAAACCAAGGGAATTGTACCACATAGGGTTAGTAATTTCTTTTTTATCGCTGAAATAACGCTTGATATGTAATACATCAAAACCTTTCAACTGTTTTTGCCAAACATCGTTTTCAGTAGTAAACAAAGCTACTTGACATTTAGGTAAATCCTGTGCTAATGCTGTCATTGCAATTAAGCGTTCAACGAAGCCAGCTTTATGTTCACAATCGTTGTAATAACGAGCTGAACATAATAAACCATTGATGAACACAAAACCAATTGCAGTTGTACCATCACTGCTTATAATTACTGTTGGTACATCCTTTTTGGCTTTATCTTTACATAATTGATATAAGCCTTCACCGTAGTAACTAATACTACGTAAATCAGTTCCAAACCGTTTTAGGTTTTCATGGAAGCTATCCACTTGAAAATTAGGGATAGCAATTAAGCTAACGTATTGTTTATCAAGGATAGTTCCAATACGAAGCGTATTCTTATCGTGGTTAGGACTACCAACAATGTATGGTAATGCACCATACTTAATAGCTTCAGCATCTAAATCAGTTTGTACTAGCAGTACTTCAGGGCGGTACATCCTAGCAACGTGCAAGCGATGCTCACCCTTTTTAAAGGATTTCATCGTTTCTGAAGCTCTATCAAGTTTAGAGGTTTTGTAACCGTTAAATTCTGTGAAGGTGATTTCACCGTCTTTATTTTTGTATACAGCAAACCCTGTTTCAGAGTTTACAGTTAATCCTAAGTTTTTCATTTTCACACTCCTAAACTCTTGCAACCTAAGATACGAGAACCATCTCGTACCACCTCAGCAGGAACTAATAAATCAGTTCTTTCTGGGTAATGTAGTTTAAACAAAGCACTCACAATATACCATACACCTTCTTTAGGTTCTGGTAATTGTGAACAGCGATAAACAGTTTTGCTAATACGCTTGCCATTAATACGACCCTTAATAGTCGTACTTTCATCAAGTCTCCATTCTTGACCATTAGAGGCAGGAATAACTTCAATAATTTCATTATTATTGTCGAGTAGTGTAATTTCATGAGGCGTTTTGTTAATCAACTCCCCTTTGTAAGAGAAAAAGTGCATACTGCCTCCTTATTTTTCGATACTAAACCAATCTTGGATTGCAAAACTTAACTCGTTATTGCGTAATTCATTGAACGACATGAAGCCAAAATCCTTGTCGTTCCAGAAGAAATCATCAGATACAGAATACAAGCCAATTTCTGCACTTTCCATAGCAACTTGTACAGCTTTATCGCCACGACATACAGATTTATTATAGTCGGTATTTTCAAAAACCATATCTTGTGGTAAGCACACAGAATTAAATAAAAATACACGTTCCTTATTATTTAATTTGACAGCTTTTTGGCAAACCTTTTCGATTGTTTTAGAAGTAGGTTTTACCACTGTCCACATATGATATGCTAATTCCATAACGTGATTACTAACGCCATATTGGTTAGCAAGAATGGTGAGTTCCTCACCGTTTAGGTCTGTGGAGATTTCTCTACCTACAGTTGCATCAAGTTTTTGTTTTTCTGCTAACCATAAAGAAAAGATACCAAAAATCGTTCTAGCCATAATAATCCTCCTAAGCGTTTATTGCTTCCATACAATATAGATGCAGTACCCAATATATACTGCAATACTAATACAAATTAAATCTAATCCCATATATCACCTCCTAAAATACAGCGTATATAATGGCTAAACCACCTACAATAACGCAGATGCCTGCCATAATAAGAAACACTAGCCACCAGATATCGTTATACATATTACACACCCCAATCTACTTCCCAATAATATTTCCAAGGGCGACCGTATTCACGGTCTTTACCAACAAATTTTTTGTATTTATTACCCTCTTTAACCAAGCCGACTGATAAGAGTGTATAATACAGACATTCTTCTGGTGTCCATAATGGTGCTCCATCGCCATCATAGCATTCTGGGCGATTCATATAATAATCAACGTAAATATGACCACCTTGTACAGAAATTGCTACAACATTATAATCTACTGCATTATAAAAATCACGTATATAAAGACTATACGGAACGGCAAAGATGCTATTCCCCAATGGTAACACACCATTGCAATCAAAGTATTGCATAAACGCTCTGATTACAAAAATTTCTAGTGCATTTTTTGGTTCAAACATAATATACCTCAATCCAGATTAATAACCCAACCATACTTGAGGCAGATTTGCCCTAAGATAATTAATAACACAAATACACCCAATAAGAATAAAGTATCTTCAAAATGGCGTTTTTCAGCCATTTTTTTACGGCGTTGTGCTCTAGTCATAATACCTCCTAGGATTACAATCCCAAAACAATACAAATTTAAGAAAGACTGGGATTTTACTCCCAGCCTAATTCTCCACGTTTAAAATACTCATGCTCAAGCATTATCGTATGTAATGATACGCAACGCTCTGTTGCAAGACATTCTAAATCGTCCATGCCTAATTCATCTGGACAATCTTCGCCCATATGTGCAGCGATAATACGTGCACTATCAAGCATCAAGAAGAAATCTGTACCCGCTGGGTACGTTGCACTAAATTCAGCTCTCATAATAGACCTCCATTTCTCGCCGCTTTTTTATGGCGAACTTGACATCGATAAAAGAGATTTGATGTGTTCACCCAACGTGGTGCCGTCCGTTGGGGACAACCTCACTATTCCCCATCTCCGTGGCTCCACCACAAAACCCAGCAACCATGCGGGCTGGCAGGCTCTCACGTCAAGCACCACAACCACTCAAGCAAACGTATGTTCGATGTTATGGTCTAACTATCGTGCGTGAAATTATATTGCATGAAATTAATTCGTGCGTGATTATATATAAATAAAAATAATCGTATGCAATTAATTAATAACAAAAATAGTTGTATCAAATATAATTGTGTTTTCTATTAAATGTAAATATAATAAAATCCCACATATATATAATTTTATCAATAGTCATAGAATTGATTATTTTAGCCTATAAGGTGCCTCTAATCGTTTTTAGGTATAATCTATCATGGAATATATAAAAACGCCGTACAGCTTAAATAAATGAATTTTACGCACTATTAAATTACACGATATAATATTATATGCAATTAAATAGACATAAAAAAAGGCTACCCTACAATAGGATAGCCTGAGATTAAATTGTACACAATCGAATATATAATACGCACGATTAAATTGTATAAAATTAATTGGGCATGATGCCACAATATACAATACAATCAAATACAGTTAAATTGTATGCAATACAATTTCATAAAACACGGTTGCGGGTAAAAAAGAATTATCAAATTCCATTGTATAAAATATAAACGATATAAGATAATACAGTATAAGATATAATAGAATAAAATCAAATTGTATGAAATACAATTTCTATAAAATAAAATAGTGTAAAACTCAATTGCATACAATATAACCTGCAATCAGTAAACTACCGTTTACAATCGAATTGTATAAAATACAATTCTATCACAAACTACATTATACACAATTCAATTTTACACAATGTATATAAACATATGTTCGATTTTAAAGATAATAAAAAACACCAGATAATCGAATACAATTCAATTGTATGGTAAACTATCGTTTACTATTAAATTGTATAAAATACAATTCTACACAATTGACTGGCGGGGAAATAAAAAGAATAAAATTCCATTGTATCAAATATACGTATATAGTAATATAAACATATAAAACTAAATTGTATACAATACAATAGATACAAAAAAAGGGTAGCCAATTAAGGCTACCCTATTAAATCTACTATTTTTCAAGTAGACCTTTTTCTTTAAGCAATGCCATAAGCATAGCGTTTTGTTGTTGCATTTGTTCCAAATTAGCTTTTAACAATGCCTTTTCACTATCATTTTTAGATGCTTGTTTTTTCTCTTTTTCTTGTTCTAATTCCACTGTAGAGATATACATTCTATCAGTGAATAAACGTACAGTCAAGCCGTCATCAGAATGTGCCTCTACTACGCCTGTACCACGTGCAGAAGTAGCGTTAGCCACAGGGGCTACAAAATTACTACCTTTGGCAGATTTTACGATATCACGTGCGTTGATAGTCATAACGATAGTAATATCGCCTGTATTTTTATCAACAGATACACCATAAGCATGGTCTTTAATAGGCAATTTTTCACCTTCATTGAGTTTACGTGCATTAGAAATGATGTTTTGTAATTCGAATTTTGTTGTAACTGTTTTAGCCATTTTAAGCTCCATTTCTCCGCTTGTTGCGGTTGTAATATAACTGGTATCGTTTATTGATACCCTGCAAGCCTTGTCGCTTGCTGTGGCTACACTATCTCATACATCCACTCATATAGTGCAATGCGTTGTATTTACCCCGCTTTTTGCGACATTACCCCCCTCACTATATATTATTCGTTGTGATACAGTGAATTTTTTCTATATGCTTCGATACTTTTCGATATACCCTAGTGCCCCTGTCAGGGGGTGGGGCTTCGCATTTGGGGCGTGGGGTGCGGACATAGAAAATAGAGACTGCTTTCGTACAAATCCAAACCCTTCCAAATACTTTTTGTACAAATCCAAACACTCTTAACAAGTACGCTTATACAAAAATCCACACCTTCTCAAAATGATTGTTATACAAAAATCTACAATCCTATAGGTCGAAGAGCACCCAATGATGAGCAATACACTTCTCCCTATTTTTTATAAAACTAAATGAAGATAATATGAAATAGAGTTGACTGTACGATATAACGAAATTCAATTTTTATAGACTACTGAGTATACTGCTCCGTGGGTCTACTGAAATACACTAGGGGGTATCGTAAGTACCCAAAAATGGCAAAATACATATTGTATGGTTTACTAGTTCTTTTTCTCTGTCTTTTCTTTCTTTATATATTTCTTTCTTTTCTTTCTCTTTTTCTTCCTCGTACTTACGTACTCGTCAGAAAAATACGTTATCAGCTTTCTAGGGTAGGGCTTCCAAATACAGCAGTACTATCTATTACGAAACCGATAACGTGTATTGTTTTTCTAATTCCAAATTAGCTTGTGGTAATACCAAGTATACTCAGCAGCAACACAATAAAGGTGAAACTGTAATTTCCACCGATAGTAGTGAAAGGGCAAGAAAGGAGATTGGTAATGGCAAACGAGATTGAACAGTTAGCAGAGATATACGACAGATGTGAAAATGATTTGGTATTATTCCGACAAATGTTCTTACCAGCTGAACACGAAGTAAAGCCTGCTTGGTTTCACCGTAAATGGGGAGAGGTATTACTGAATGGTAATCGACATTATGCAGTAGAAGGCTTTCGTGAGTCAGCGAAAGCGTTAGCATTAAATACTATTGTTCCTACACTAAATGGTTATACCACTATTGAACACATTCAAACTGGTGATTACGTATTAGATGAATTTGGTAAACCTGTAGAAGTAGAGTATATTTCACCTGTATTTAAAGACCATCACTGCTTTAAAGTGGTGTTTGATACTGGAGAAGAAGTGATATGTGATGCCGAGCATCTTTGGACTGTATTTGATAAACATAAACGTAGAGACAACACGCTGTCTACTTTAGAACTGTATGCTCATCAAAATCTAGGCAAACCTAGAAACGGCTACCAAGAAAAAGCATTCCGTATTCCGTGTACATATGCTGAGTACGAAGAACAAGATTTGCCTATTGACCCATATTTACTTGGGTATTGGTTAGGCGATGGTACAGCTTCTAAACCAGACATTACTGTTGGTAAATCTGATATTGAAGCATTTAAAAAGAATATTCCTTGGTTTAATTACACAGTACATGAATACCGTGATAACGTATGTACAGTAACATTACACGGCTTTAGGAAACTTCTTGTCGATAATGGTTTATTGAATAATAAATATATTCCAATGCCCTATTTATTTGGTTCTCCACAACAAAGATTTAATTTGTTAGCTGGTCTAATTGATAGTGATGGTACGATTGCCAAAACTGGTAGTAAAAAAGGTACAATTACATTTACTAACTGTAATTTAAAACTTGCAGAAGGTGTGAGAGTATTAGCATCTAGTTTAGGTATGAAAGCCACCATGACTAAAACTACGCCTAAGTTAAATGGTAAAGAATGTGCTATATCATATAAGGTATCATTTAAGCCATCTGTTAAGTTTTTGAGATTAGAACGTAAAAATCAATACATCCAAACATCACAAGACAGACGCAGTTTAATGCGTACTATTAAAAGTGTTGAGCCTGTTGATAGTGTGGATTGCAAATGTATCAAAGTTAAATCTGAAAATGGTCTATTCCAAATTACACCATCACATATTATCACTCATAACACATCGTATGTATTAAGGGCTTTTCCAATACATTGCTTGGTATTCCCATCCAAGAAGAAACAATACATCGTATTTATCATGGCTAACCAAAGGGCAGCCAGCCGAAGGCTTAAAGATATTGCTGAAGAATACACCAGTAATGAGTTAATGAACCTTAACTTGGTTCGCATTAAAGAGCAGTCTGAAAAGGCATTTGAGATTATCGTTAAAGATAAAAACGGTGAAGAAATTACAGTGCGTATGGAAGCGTATGGTAAAGGTTCTAGTGTCCGTGGTTTGAATAACAAAGATAGACGACCTGATATTATTTTGATAGATGACCCTCAAGACTTGGAGGATAGTCTTTCTGATACAGTTCAGAAATCTGACTATCAATGGTTCTTATCTGATGTATACTTCCTTGGTAAAAACACACGGATATTCTTCATCGGTAATAACCTTGGTGAAAAGTGCATTATTGAACAGGTAATATCCAACAAAGAGGAATTAGGATTTGATGCGGAACGCATCCCTGTATTAAATGAAGATGGTCAATCTAACTGGGAAGAAATGTACCCAGTAGAAGCTATCAACGATGAACGTGAAAAGTGGCGTAAACTTGGTCAGTTAGATATTTGGGAACGTGAAAAGCTATGTATTGCTATTTCTCCTGAAAGCCAAATCTTTAAGAAAGAATACTTTAGGTATTATGACCCTAATACGATACAACTAGAAGAATGTTCTGTATTCGTCGCATGTGACTTAGCTATTTCTGAAAAGGAAACAGCTGACTTTACATCTGTTTGTGCTGTTGCTGTAAACCCAGATAATCATTGGTTCCTACTTGAGATTGATTATGGTAGGTGGGACCCAACTAAAACAATTGATACCATATTCCAAATGGTTCAGAAATACCGACCAATTTATGTTGGTATAGAAAAAGTCGCTTATCAAGCGGCTCTTATTCATTTTGTAGAGAAGGAAATGATTAAACGTAACACTTGGTTTACCGTAAAACCTTTAGAAGCAAAAGAGAAAAAAGAAATCCGTATCGCAGCTTTGCAGCCAAGATTTAAAGCTGGTACATTATGGTTCCCTATGGGGCAAGATTTCTTAGTAGAGTTAGAGAGTGAGTTTTTATCATTCCCTAAATCTCTACACGATGATTTAATTGATAGTTTAGCACATATTTCAGCTATTGCCAGTCCGCCTGTAGGTACATTCGGTTCGGTAAGTACAGCTGATATACCGATGGGAGGTGCAATGTAAGATTGGCTGAAGATTTTACAGTTGAATTAACTGGTCAAGAGGCAGATAAAGCCTTATTGAGTTTAGTTAAAGCTGATATTGCTGATGCTGAGGCGTATCAACAATCTATTATCCAGCCTACTGTGCGTGAGCGTTACAATATTTATTACGCAGATAAAGAATACTACTCTCACAAATTCCCAATTTTGAGTAAAACTTCTTCTTTAGTATCTACAGACGTAGCTGATACTATCGAATGGGCGTTACCATCTTTGATGAAAGTATTTACTGGCTCTGATGAAGTAATTACCATTCAAGGTGTTACAGAAGAAGATGACCAAAACGCAGAAGTGATGCAAAGTTTATTGGTATACCAATTACAACGCCAGAATAAATTCTTCCCTATCCTGTATAATTGGATGAAGGATGCTTTGATTACTGGTATGGGTATTATCAAATGCTATTGGGAACGTACAGAAGGTTATACTCCAGAAACTGCACAGCTTAATGCGGATGCATTAAAGCTCTTAGCACAGACTGGTGTAGAAATTACTAGCGTTGAAGGACCTGATGTGATGGGTGATTTCACTGTAACATGGAATTCGCCGTATTATATCAAGAATAGTCCTAAATTAGAAAACATCTTAGTATCAGAATTCCTATATTCTCCTGATGCTAAAAACCTCGAAGATGCGAATTTCGTAGCACACCGTAAAAAGGTTACTATGTCTCATCTTCGTCAAAAAGAGCGTGAAGGTATTTACGCTAATGTAGACATGGTTCACCCTGATAATGGTCCAGTATCTTGGATTACAGACCAAGTAGAGGACGTAATTGGCGACCATTACACACCATTACATAATAACCAACAAGATAAAGCTCGTGAAGAAGTTACGATTTATGAATGTTACACTAAAATTGACTTCAATAACGATGGTATTCTTGAAGATATGATTATTACCATTGCTGGTGATGTTATTCTTCGTGCAGAACCAAATTACATGGGTAGACACCCATTCTTCTCCATTTCTCCAACTAAAGACCCTCATCGTATTTGGGTAAAACGCTCTTATGCAGAGCTAATTGGGGAATTACAAGATATGAAGGTAGCCCTCACTCGTCAAATCGTACAAAATATTGCATTAACTAATGACCCTAAAATGATTTTAGCAGAAGATAGTATTAATATCTCTGACTATATTGAAGGTCGTAAGGTTATTCGTAAAAAACCGGGTTCTAGTATGGGCGATGTAGCTATGGCAATGCCTGTAAATCAATTATCCCCTCAAACATTCCAATTCTTGGAGTATTTAGAAGGACAAAAGGAAAACCGTACTGGTATTACACGGTATAACCAAGGCTTAGATGCTAACAGCCTTAACAAAACGGCTACTGGTATTAGTGCTATTTTGGGACAATCTGCACAACGCTTGGAACTTGTGGCTCGTATGTTTGCGGAGACAGGGATATCGGAACTGTTTCGTTTTATGGTTAGCCTTAACCAAAAATTCGTAGACCAAGAAACTGTGGTTCGGCTAACAAATAAACAGTTACGTATTAGCCCTGACGACCTCAATGGTAATTTTGACTTAGTTGTAAATGCTGGTATTAGTATTTCTACTAAAGAGTCCACTATTATGACATTGCAAACAATGCTTACAGCGTTGATGCAAACACAAGCAGCTGGTATTCCTATTGTAACACCACAAAACATTTACAATCTATTCAAAAAATGGATTGAAAGTGCTGGCTTTAAAAACTACAACGATTATGTTACAGACCCAGCGGTTGTACAGCAACGTGCTATCATGGATATGCAACTTAAACAACAAGTATTAAGTAGTTTACCACCTGAAGCGTTACAAGCGTACATGACATTTGGTGTATTACCACCTCAATATTTATTAATGTTACCACCTGAATTACAATTATTATTTGGAGGAGAAGGAAATGGCTCAGAACAAAGTGGATTATTCGGAGCTGTCCAAAGCAACGGCTCACCTGCAAGCGGAAATGCAGGAACGGGATTTAGCTTCGGCGGTCCAAACCTTGCTCAAGGACTGGTTGGTGGCGTATCAAGGACTGATAATCAATCGCCTCAAAACGTGCCCCGTTCAGGAAATGGAGCACCAACGGAACCTTCTGGTGGCATCGGAGGCTTTTAATGATTTCTTAACTGCTGTTATTGCAAATGGTGATATGGCAGAAGCTGACCTTAAAGCGATTTTGGAGGCTGAGGCTTTTAATAGTCAAACAGGCTTTTATCCAGAATAAATAAAACAACCACGATTGGGGGTGATAATTTGATGACTGAACTCGTATATGGCGTAGTATGATGGAGGTGGTCCAATTATCTCCCTGTTCAGGGTTACGAACAATTTTTAGAAAGGATACGTAAAATTGAAAATTTCTTACAGTAACAAAAAGTTACCCTTTCAATATGACATTAACTCAGGAACATTCACTCAGTTGCCTGCACAGCAACATAAAGAAGGTGAAAGTTCTCCAAATAATGAATATAGTGAAAGGCAAAGCTACACACCAGAGCAACAAGCATTGCTACATGCAAAGCCTAGTCCTAGTGCGAAACCACAGCATCAGGTTATGACAGCTAACCCTACTCCAAGTCAACCACATATGGATTTAACACCACGTATGGGCTATGCTCCGATTGCAGAGCAGTTGGCAAAACAAGCTGGCGTTCAAGCTACTGTTCCTAACTACCAAGATTTTATGAAGCAAAGAGAGCCGATTAATCAAGCGAAAGCTCAATATGAGGCTACTCAAGGCTACCCTAAAGACGGCATGTATAAGCCATCACAAGATTTTACATCTGTGAGTATGGCACCTAAATTCCAAAGTGATGGTAGTAAGGAATTTGCAGCTAGTCATCAAGGCTTGTCCAACCCTAATGCTATTTATGATATTTTGCAACAAGGCAAGGCTTTAGAGGATAAATTCCGTAACGCAGCTGAAGGAAACTATACCCCATTAACTATGGGACAGATTGCTCAGCAACGTATGGATGCAATTCCTCAAGATATGGCTTGGGCACGACAAAATCCATTCTCTAAAGAAATGGGTTATCAATGGGCAGACGATAAAAAACTTGGAGAACTTGGTTGGGGTGCAGATGACATTACGTCTATGAAAGCACGTACTGAATTCCACCCACAAGAGATTGAAGAATTATATCGTCAAGGTGCTATTCGTGCTCCATATCGTGAGTATTTAGCAGAGCAAGAACGCTTGCGACAACAAGCAGAAGCCGAAGCTGCTAGAGTAGCACAAGCTAGAGCGGCATCTTATTCTTACAGCGAACCTGATAGTGGTTATTATGAAGCACCATCAGATACTCCTAGTGAGGTAAGTGCACCAGCTCCAGCACCACAACCACAATTTAGTGGCGACTATTCCATTCAGGCACCACAAGAAGAAACTGACTGGAGAAAAGTACCACTATATAAAGCTATTGGTGGCTTATTCGGCGGCAATAATGCATCGTCTGTCGGTATGACCACTTCATCACGCCTTGTATT